TCAAATATCACGGTGAACGGAACAGCTACAGTGAGTTCCCTGGTGGTCACGTACACATCGTCGCACGGTGGCATCTCTACGTTCGGATCAAATATCACGGTAGGGGGAACACAGTCAAACACCTATTCTGGAAGCAGTCCCGGACTCACCATCTCTGGAACTGATACGGTTGGAGGAGCGGGGTACATGAATTTCCTGCGGGTGACCAATACATCTGCAGGGGTCACCAATCCTACTAAGACGTTTCGTCTAGATTCTGCGGGAACTTTCCAGCTTCTTAACAGTGCATACACCTCCAATATATTCAGTGTGACCGACAACGGAATTTTACAGGTGGGAGGAGGAAATACAGGTGGTACGACAAATAATGACGCTACATCAAATTACCTTTCATTCAACAATAACGGGTCATCAATCTACGACGACGGAAACTTTCATATTCACACCAGGCAGAATGGTGGATCCATGTGGATTAATACGAGCGGAGGACAGATCAACTTGATTGCCCAGCAGGTGGGTGGAGGTTCATTGGGAACGGGTGTAGGAATTGGAACCTCAACCCTCGTAGCGTATTTGACCGTCAACGGAACCAAGACGTACTCGGTCAATAACTACGGATACCTTGCTCAGAGCGGTGCGGGACAGATTTCAGGTAATTCAGGAAATGTGGGATACAGTATCTACGCCAGCGGTCGCATGCAGGCCGTTGAATTTGATGCGACCTCAGACGAACGTCTCAAAGATATCTCTGGAGCAATTACGTCGGACGATGCGATACGGTTTGTCCGAAGCGTCAGTGGAATGTATTATTCCTGGAAATCAGATCCTTCTGCGGCACTGCGTTCTGGTTTCATCGCCCAGGATATTGATAGGGCAGGATTTAATCATATTGTATCTGCCATTTCTAACTTAGATATGCAGCATCAAGTAGACGATGACGGATACACACACCCGGAAGGAGCCCAGCTCTCACTAAATTACAGTTCAATCACACCTTACCATCACGAAGCCATCAAGTATCTCCTTGATCGTGTCATGCGGTTAGAATCCCAGATTTCAAGTTTAATATCACAAAGATAACAATGGCCGCGTTGCTTGGATACACAAATGTCAATGGACTATCGATCCTTGTTAATGCAAGTGGGAGTGTATCGGGAAGTTTGACCGGCGGTGCGACCGGTCCTGCAATGCTTGGGTACACATCTTTAAAAGAACTACTGACGGGGTCGAACACGATACAGTACATTACCAGCAATTCCGATACAAGCGGAGGGTAGACACTATTGGCTCACACGAATACTTAACACTGTATCGGCAACCAAACATGTAACTTTTATCCCCTGAAACTGTTTCTGGAGCACTGCAACTTGACTGTTCACGCTTTTACCCAGCAGAAATGATATATATTCATACGGAGTCCGACGGACCCCGTCTGAACATACTGAGGGTACTTTAAACTGAACGGAAAAGATCGTGAATGGACTTTGGAATCCCGAGTTTGCCCATCGGGACAATGGTCCACTGAAATCGGTGGGAGTCGTGAAAGGTCTAAGTCCTTCCCGATCCATATGTTCCTGATGAAGAGCGGTCACCTGGTTCTGCAGGAGATCGTTCATCGTAACATTATACGAGGACATTTCTAATTATAACTTGATCACAACAGAATTCTTGGCAGACTTGCGTTCGGATCCTCCCGACCGCTTGAGAACCGACCTGCGAGCGGGCTGAGGGGGAGGCGGCCCGGCTGAAAACGTCATAACTGGAGCGGTGGGGGCCTGGGTGGGGGGCATGGGGGTGGAGTTAACCGCACCGATCTTCTTCTCCTCCTTATTGATCTTGTTCAGGATATCCCCAATTCCCATTCCAGATCCACTGGGCATCTTCATCTCGCGGGCCGGGGCCTTCAGAGGGATGGTACGGGTCTGGGCGGGAGGAGGAGTATTGACTCCGCCCAGGAACGACATCAGGCCGGCGAGGGGGTTGTCAAAGTTCGAGGTAGCCGGCATCTTGACGGGCGAGGGTCCGGGGGCGGTAGCGGAGGGGAAGGTGGGAACAGTTGCACGCTGCGTCTGCTGGGCCTGAGCCTGCTGGCGGAACTGCTCGGTCTGTCCCTGCATAGCCTGAGCGGCCATCTGACGGGCAATATCAGGGTTCTGACGCAGGATCTCCTGGATATTGGGGACCGGAGCCTTCATCGCCATCTGGTTAGTGAGGTGGACCATGTAAACCATGAAACAGGTACGCATAGGGATACGCACAAGGGGGTGCATCCGCATCTGGTCGCCGTAGAGATCGTACAGTTCCTCGAAATCCTCTTCCAGGTCGCCCACGTTCATCTGGGCGGACTGGGATAGACCGTCGAGCTGGAGACCGAACATCTTGACCATGTTCACGTTCTTGGATCCCCACTCGAGGGCGGACATGCCCGTAATGAACCATTCGCTAAACTGCTTGATGGTAGCATCCATGGCCTTCTCCTTACGGACAAACTCTAACTCCATCTCCATCTCGTCGAGGGGCGAGTCCATCGTGAACCGCTTGCGGATCGGGACGCCCATCTTGTCGAGACGAGCAAACTTACGGAGGAGCTCGTACTTCTTCTTCATGATGGCGTCCTCGGACATCTTGGGAGTCTGTGAGACGGGCTTGAGGTAAGCCTCGGCGTTCAAGTTCTCCACACCGTCCCAGCTCTTAGTAGCACCGACATCGGCGGCAGAAGGGACGAGGCGGGGCGGGGGGACGGGCTCAGAGGGAAGGTCCGTGAAATCGAGATTGACTGTCTCCATGTCAGGAAGCTTTGTATCTGCGGCGAGGCTGTTCGTGTTCATCAGAAGATCAGCTCCTGGAACCTCCATTTCTATTATGTCTCCTCCGCATCCTCTTTGTAAGATGTAAACGCGTTCCACGGCGGGTCTTCCTTCCTCCCTTGAGAGGAGCTGAGGCGGCAAACTTCCGGCCTTCTACGACTGTCTTGTACTCTCCCATACCGGACCGCGAACAGCTTGAACAGATATACTGCTTGTTTCCGTCAGATAGGTCCGGGGCGTCTGGCACGTATTTACATACACACAGGGCGGGGAACTGTACTGGCGGCGAGCGGGGTGCAGACGCCGCAGCAAAAGAGGATGGAGAATCAAGAGGGCTCAAAGACACCTTCTCGATAGACATAACGCGGGGGCGTTTCGTCAACAACTCTTCGGCAGCACTTTTCACAGTTTCTTTGGCCGTGGTTTTCAGGACTTCCTTGACACCTTTCACAAATTGCGAACGAAGAGCGGGTCCGAGTTTGGACATCCGGTAGTATTATACTGGATGCTCTAAGAAATACAAACCCTGCAGAAAACTATCGGCTAAATCGTCCTTCTTCTTATGCGACCTGAAAAACGTCATGTTCCCAGGAGGACACAGGGATTCGCAGTGTACAATTCCAGTCTTCTTGCGTCCGCGGTACGTCCCCGTTGCATCTCCCGCCATTGTGATATTATCGAGTTTGTGGATGGCCGACACGCCCTTCGTCCGGAATCCGCGGCAGGCAAAGTACATGTGAATCATCGCCTGGACCGCGAACATCCGCCGATCCAGCTGGTTCTCACACACCACCAGATCCGCACCCTCCCACCAGGTTCCTCGGCGATCGAGGGACGCAATGATATCGCCGACCAGATCCAGGACACCTCCGCCGGCAGCACGGGCATTACCTTTGAACTTTGACCATCCAGCCTTGTTCATTTCGCCCCAGATAGCAGGAACAAGATCCTTCTTGGTCTTGCCTGTTAAATTGTACGTCTTTGCCATTTCCTGGAGTTCCGGGATCGTCTTTTTCCCGAGAGCTGATTTTGTCATCGTCAAATTCTTCGGACGGTGGCGGGAACATGCCTGCGTCCCTGCACCTGCCTGGACCCACATTGCAGGCTTGGAGCATTTGTAGCAGGATGTCCGCGTATGTCCGTTCTTTTCTCCTATGACATCGATCACGTCCCAGTGTGGAATACTCATATCTGTCCTGGAAGTACCTTCAAGGACACATACGGCTAAATTACGAAGCCCGATATCTATGCTTATGAGCTTCATGCTTATTCTTAGTTTTATTAAGAAGCTGCCTGTAAGAGCGAAATCAGGGTGGACTTCTTGTCGCTCTTGCTGTAGGGAATACCCTTGGCCGTCAGCATCTCACGGAGCTGGACGGCTGTCTTTCCACCAAGAGTGGCCATATCCTCGCCCATCAGCTCAACGTCATCCCCCTCGTGCTCGTGCTCGGCATCCTCGTGAACACTCACACGGTCGTCCTGGGGCGGGGCAGAGGCCTCTGCCGGAGCCGGGGCTGGGGCAGATAGTTCATCCTCATGCGACACTTCGGGCTCGGACTCGGACTCAGGCTCGGGGATGTGCTGGGCAAATGAGGGCGGCGGGGCCGTGATGGCGATGGCCAGGGCATTGATTGCCTGAGCCATGCGGGACTGCTGGACATACATCCACGCAACGAGTCCAGTTAGAATAAGAACAATTCCGGCAACGAGGGCTACGACACCATGAAAGAATTCCATGCTTCCTAGTTTACCTTGTTGAACACTTAAAAATCTTCCGAATCAAACTTGATCGTCATATCTTCCGCCCGTGCACCCACCCCTGCCTTGGAATAATCCGACACCTTCCGCTCAAAGAAATTACCCTTACCCTCCATCGAGATCATCTCCATGAAATCAAAGGGGTTCTGAGTATTGTACAGTTTTGGGGCACCCAGCTGAACAGCCAGGCGATCAGCCACAAAGCGGATATACTGCATCATTAGCTTGGAGTTCATGCCAATGAGAGAACACGGCAGGGAATCGCAGATGAACTCGCACTCAATGTCCACGGCACTCCCAATAATCTCGTGGATCTGAAGAGGAGTGATTGGCTTTTCGCGATGGTACATTTCCACCGCAAATACCGTGTGCAACCCCTCGTCGCGGGAAATCAGTTCGTTGGAAAAGGTGAGGCCAGGGAGCAGGCCACGCTTCTTCAGCCAGTAGATCGCACAGAACGCACCGCTGAAAAAGATACCCTCGACGCACGCAAATCCTACCAGACGTGTGGCAAACGACTCCGAGCTCTCGATCCATTCCAGGGCCCACTGTCCCTTCTTCTGAATACACGGGATCGTGTCCAGAGCTCGGAAAAGACGGAGCTGTTCGTCCTTGTCCTTCACGTACTTGTCGATGAGGAGGGAATAGGTCTCGGAATGAATGCCCTCAATCGCATTCTGAAAAGAGTAGAAGAGGCGAGCCACGGGGCTCGGAGTATCACGCTGGAACCGGGTCGCCAAGTTCTCTTGGACGATACCGTCGGATCCAGCGAAGAAGGCGAGAACATGCTGGATGAAATGCTTCTCGTTCTCGGTCAGCTTATCCCAATCGGCCTCGTCCTTGCTGAAATCAATTTCCTCGGGCGTCCAAAAGGACGCGACAGACTGCTTGTAAAGCTGATACAGCTTAGACTCATCAGACTTGATGGGAAATAGCGTGTAGCGGTCACCGAGAGTTGTCATGTCGTGTATATATCACGCAGAAAGTAGTTAAATCCTTTCCGTGTAATAAAAACAATACGAGATGAGCGTGGCACCGCCCCCGGCCACCTACACTGCGACAAACGATTTGAATGCCCTGAAAAATATTTTTGTTCCGCAGTACCAGTTCAGCAATGGGTATTACCACGCGATTGTGAACACCCAGCTTCCGGGAAACGTGGCAGTGGGCAATACGACGACGGGATTTCTACTGACAGTGAATGGAGCTCCTACAATGACTCTCTCTGATCTCCAGAATTGGTCATACTACCGAGCGACATCGAATCTAGTCATGAACTCGAATTCTATTACAACCGTTTCGAAGCTCACATTCGTGGGAGGAAATACTACAAACGCGTTCACAATTGACGCACCGAACGGGTTGCTCAATGTGTCGGCATACTACCTACGCGGAACATTCATTAATTTATCTGGTGGTCTTACGGCGTGGGCACGGTACCCTGCGACCGCCAACGTGAATGTTTCGGGGTACACGATCGTCGGAGCTGCTTCTGTATCCCTCTCCTCTGGCGGAACAATCACGAACCCTGCAACGAACGTGATTGGGTTTTCCAATACAGCGTTCGGAGAAACGGTGCGGATCACACAGTCAGGGCAGCTGAGTGTTGGAACGTCTGCTCAGTTCCCTGGATTTTCTCTGGTTGTCAACGGATCGTCCCAGTTCAAGTCGTCAATCGTTATGACGACTTCGGCGTACACTTCGAGTTCAAACTCGTTTTTCGTAAATACGGTTCCAACAACTGTTGGAAATGTTGATATTCAGATGGGGGCTTTGGGAGGAAACACAAACTTGTATGTTTGTACCGGAGGAACCCTGACACAGCGGCTGAAACTGGACAGCAACGGAAACTTCACGGTCATGAACGGAAAGTTGACGACCACGGATTCAACCCTGGCCCATTCAGTTGGAGGAATAACATTCCAGAACCAGAACATCAGTGCCGGGTCTCTCAGCATTAATGGAGTCCCATACGCTGGCGGAGTTGCGGCGGGTGTTGCTACCGTAAACAATACACTGTCAGGAAACGTCATTTTCACTGCCGGAACCAACATTTCGCTATACGCTTCGGGAAACAGTATCGTGATCGGAGTCTCGGGCTCTACAGGAGGAAGTAGTGGGGTCACGACTCTGAACACTATCTCTGGAGCCGTCACTCTCGTTGCCGGGACCAATATTTCTCTGTCCAGAACTGGAAACACAAGCAATATCGTTATTAGTGTGTCTGGATTGAGCAGTGGAGTTACGTCCATCTGCGGGGCGACGGGAGCCCTAGCTCTTATTGGTGGAACCAATATTTCGTTGGGTAGGATTGGAAGCAATTTCACCATTCAATCAACTGTGTCTGGGATTTATGGTGGAGTCTTGCTTTCATCAAATACCGTAACCGCATCTGCCGTAAACACGATTGGTGGTCTTGCAAGTTCAATAGGAGGGGTAGGATTCCAGGGAGGATTTGTATCTGCGTCGGGAATGTATACGTCCCCTGCCTCCATCCAAAGTGTAATCGGAGGTGTCACCCTTGTGAACAATGCAGTCACTGTGGATCGTATCAATATCTCGGGCGGGTGGGCAGATTCAATTGTAAGCACGGTTAATGGGTACAAAGCAGATATTACTATAACTGGTGGAACAGGTATCCAAGTTGGAGCCAATGCCGGAATTACGAGTACCATTATCACAGTCGCTACCACCCCCACCCCTGTAACCCTTCTGTTTAGTGGAACGACAACTATGAACCTGCCAGATACGGGGCGGGAAGATCTATTCCTTTTTCCTACAGACTATTCATCTGGTTCCGCCATTCAACTCAATTTCCCTGCAAGTCCGATAGGTCTTCCAGCTGGAATATCATGGAGAATAACGAACACTAGCACCAATGCGATCGGCTTTTTGTATGAATTGCCCCTTGCGGCTCTGCCAAATTTAGATCCTTTCGGTACGGGAACATTTACTCTGAATGCTAATACCAGTATCGTGATTATGAAGACTGACCAGATAAAAACATACTACAAGATCAACTAAACCCCATTCATAACTTTTTGAATAGACACGACCGACACCCCCGAATGCTTTGAGAAATCTTTGAGAAACCCCCTGATCTCCGCCTTTGATTTGTCGTGGCACAAGACACGAGCGATCATTCCCGACACCATGACTTTCGGTGTATGCTCCAGTTCCTCGTCGGGGGACTTGAAGATATCCTGAATCGTACCCAGTATCTCAGTTCGCTGGTGTTCCTGGATCGACAGCCCGTTCATCATCCGCTCTGCCAGAGACAACTGAGTCTTGAGAAGAGGATTCTCTTCGGCATGAAGCCCGAATGTCTGAATAGCTTTGGAGAGCGACCGGGTGGAAACGTTGACAATCTCAGACATTTCTTCGTGTGTCCGCGACACGCCCATCCGACGACACGCAACGAAGAAGACAGCACCCATCAGGGCCCGCCGAGTCTCGCCCCTCAGTTTCAGGGCATCGTTCTGACTACGAAAGAGGGCACACGCTTCCTGGAGAATAGCCTTGGTGAACCCGTGGCGGTAAGCGTACTGATTCAGAGTTTCCAGAGCAGACAGCCAGGACCGCTCGGAATGCGAGGCCAGAGACCAAGCGGACAATCTCTGAATGCTCTTGAATGCGGGCGACGATACTTTCCTGTTCATCGCCATAGACCCGTACGACGAGTCGGGAAGAAGTTGATTGATGGTCAGGCCGACACGCGAGGGATCTTCATTACGGTCTTCGGCACCGTAATATCTCCACTCCGCACCTTCATCAATCGTCTGCTCCATAATTGTTCCACACGACGTACATACCCTCTGTCCCTCATCGACCAGAACTCCCTTTTCCGGATGATCACACATTCTTGCTACTTGGGTCATGTCGTGTGTACAAATGTCCGTTTTTATCGACTCATAGAATGACGCAGGAAATCCATGGCAGAGTCATCGTACACGAACGGCCGATAATCGGCCCCTGAACGGGGAGGAGCACGCAACCTGGGCTGAGTATTCTGCGGCTTGATCCAGGAAATCACCAGGGTCAATGTCGGAGTTACCCATACTTGGAATCCCTGTTCAGTAAGGGCGTCCCTGACATACTCTACGGCTTCCCGATGATCGTAGAGAGGGTATCCAAACACAAAGGAGGGAACATCATACACAAAATATGGAGCGGCAGGGTTCTGAATGGCGTACGTCTTGAGCTGGGATGATAGGTTTGACAGAACTGGACGCATGGCCTGCATTTTTGCAGTCTTGCGTTCATCCTCCTGCTTCCAAAGGTCTTTGGCCCGAAGCATTTTCATATAACCCCGAAAAGAAGCACCAATGAAATACACGGTTCTGGGTTTGAACGGTGGAGGAATGCGTGGATCTCTACAGGTAGGTGCACTCCAAGAACTCGCAGAGCAGGAAGGTGAACAGTACCTTAGTTCGGTGTTCACAGACGGAGTGTACGGTATTTCTATCGGAGCTCTCATTGCGACTCTGATCGCGTTTGAGTTTTCGGTGGACGAACTGAACCTTCTTACCGAGCTTTTGGGGAACATGCAGGACGCATTCAACCCCCTGCGTCTCCAAAGTCTGCTCAGCCTGACCCAAACAAACGGGATCGACGACGGCTCTAAAATCTACGCCCTACTCGACCGGGAATTCAAGAAGCGTGGCCTAGACTTCGCAACCCTGCGTGTAGGGGACGCGGCAATACCCCTGCACATTGTGGCATCGGATCTCACAACCCTGAAAATCACGATATTCGGACAGAGTATTCGGGTGTGGGATGCACTGCGGGCATCATTTTCGCTGCCCTACATTTTCACGCCGCACGAGATTCAGGATCACCTGTTTGTGGACGGTGCCCTTCTGTGCCAGAAAATCATGGATGTCATACCTGCCAAGAAGCGACCGAACACCCTGCTCTTACTCACGACACAGGAATGTAAGGTGACTCTGGACAATTACCTGGGAGTGGTTCCGTTCTGTAAGGCCATCAAGGAAACTTACGGAACGAAAGCAGAGTATCCCGACAATACTTGCCTACTGATTGAAGATGGGGCACAGATGGTGAGTTTCTGGAACTCTGAGGAGGTTGTTCGGCACTTAATCAGTCTTGGACGAACCGCCTACCGCGAGTTCAGGGCCGACTGCCTTCACAAGAAACTCGCGTAGTACTTCGGTCTTTGGAGGGCCAACATACTCGAATGTCTTCGATGACGTTTGGAGTTTGTATGTTGGGTACGAGTCAACCTTGAACTCTGCACACTTCGTATCAGACTCGCAATTAATGTGCTGAATGTCAATCGTTTTTCCACCGTACGTCCGATCCTTGAGAATCGCCGCGAGACTGTTCATCACGGGAAGAGCATCTTGAGAATAAGGACACCATTTCGTATAGAAGAAAAGCAGGTGGGCTTTATCGTCTGGTATTCCAATTTCCTTGACGTCTTCTACAATCATGCGGCTGGCAGGGGGGTATCCGCGAAACACCCAGTACAGACCGACAAAGACAAGGAGAGTCACTAAAGTGACCCCGCTGGCAATGAGCCCCGTCTTCAGAACATCCATCTGGTATTTATTTAGGATAGAGAACAGACGTTATTTTCCGTTCGCGAGCATACCATTCACGATACGCTTGGTGCTGAGGAGTACCGGAAGCCAAGTTCCACATAAGACTATGTGTTTGACGCTCAGGTTCACCCAGAATATGGGGCTTTACGATATACCACCTACCGTTATACCGGAACATTCTTCTTTACATATACGAGGCCGCAGTCTTAAAACCGGGCGGGGAATCCAACGAGGTTGGCACCAATACCGAAGCCGGCACCCGTGCGGGCCGAGGAGCCGACCGAGGGGGCATAGATATCGAGGATGGCGAACACGGCGAGGGCCGTGAGGGCGATCGTGCCGATCTCGTCGACGCGGAGCTTCTTGCCCGGGAGCAGGTAGCAGGCGACGGCGACGGCGAGGCCCTCCAGGGCGTACTTGACTAGACGCTTGACGAGGTCAGCAACATCAATGCCAACAGACGGGGCGGGGGCAGCCTTGGCAGAGGGATCGGACATTTGTTTATACTTGATGAAGGAGAAAATTTGAAGGGAGTGAGAGTAATGGACAAGTCGCTCCCGTCGATTGTCTTCCTGTCGATCGTAGAAATTTATGGAGACTTTGCACTGAGGTTCTATTCCCAAACGAACAACATCACCTACCTTCTTCACGGCATTGTAGGATATGTGGGTGTCGTATTCTTCCTCATACAGTCTCTACGACAGGGAAACGTTCTGTATGTGAACGGAATGTGGGACGGCATATCGGCCGTCCTGGAAAGTGCGGCCGCGTACGTGGTTCTGGGCGACCGTCTAGAGAAGCCGATACAGTATGTCGGACTTGGTTTGACATGTTTGGGAATCTTCCTACTGAAGGCGTAATTGATTTACTTGTGTCCTACGAGCTTCCACACCATCTTGTGGGTGAAGTGCCAGGCGAGTCCGAACACAGCGGCGTGGGTGAGGTTCACTGTCGTTGTAGACGCACCGGGGGGCAGCCGGACGAGGACGCCAGGTGTCAGCAGGTAAAAGAGAGCAGCAGCGTAAATGGCCATGACCCACATCTTGTTGTTTATATACTCCGCGGAAAAAAGCATTTTAACGTGTAGAGGGGGAAAGTATAAATGAGCTCTCGGCAGAAGGTTGAGCTTCCGAAGACTGACGAAGATGGTATCGTAGACTACCTCGATGAGGACCCCGAGCTCCCTAACCAGCGTTACTGCATTGTCTCCTTCATTTCGCCCGAGAAGGTGATTGAGCGTAAGCAGGATTTCTTCTTCAAGAAGTTCCTGCAGTGGACGGACTACGACTTTAAGGTCAAGGGCCTGGAGCACCTGGCTGACTATATTGCAAAGAAGTACTCGCTCAAGATCGACGATGTCATGAAGGATGTCCACGATTTCGAGAAGACGCACCGCGAAGAGCTGAAGAACTCTGATGTCCCGGAGCAGTACCAGGTGTTTCTCCTGAAGCACGAGAAGGAGGTACAGGAGTCCTTCGACCGGGCCAACAACTTCCAGTGCAATATCCGCGGCGTCAAGGTTCGCCGTGCGTTCCCGTCGTACGAGGAGGCCCAGCTGTGGTGCAAGGTGCTCCAGCGGAAGTACCCAAAGGACAACCTGATGATTGGCCGCATGGGTTGCTGGCTGCCGTGGGAGCCGTCCGAGCACCTCATGGAGAACGTGGAGTATGCGAACTCGCAGCTCAACGAGATCATGCGTAAGTACAAGGAGAACGAGGCCAACCGCGAGCTGTTCTTTGCTGAGGAGCGTGAGGCGTCGGTGAAGGCCCAGAAGGAGGAGAACGCCAAGCGGCGGGCGGAGCAGAACCAGCTGCAGGATCTCGCGAAGCCCGTTCACCCGACGGAGGGAGCCATGCGGGACTAGAGTAAGAATCGTTTACGTCGTTTCCATTAACTACATAAAATGACGGATCACCTACAGTATTTAACAGATTCAGAGGTTCTGGGAGTGGGAATCCCCCGTATTTTGCATATGGTCTGGGTAGGCCCAAATCCCATGCCAGAGTTCCTATCGCGTAATTTCGAAACATGGAAGCAGCTGATGCCTACGTGGACGTTTCGTCTGTGGACGAACGACGATATCCATAACGGCGAGTTTCCGGACGATATCCTTGTTCGTATTCACGAAAGCACGAAGGGAGTTCAGAAGTGCGATATCATGAAGTACTTTATTGTTGAAAAGTACGGTGGAATCTATATGGATGCAGACGTGACACCCAACGCTTCTCTTGAACCGATTATCCAGCTGAATAAGCAGATTGTTTTGTGCCACGATATTACAGTGACGTGGGAATACATGTCGGTAGGATTCTTTGCGGCGGTTCCGCATCATCCCGTTCTACAGCGAGCGTGTAAAGACCTGTACAATTCAACTCTGAATACAGACGATCCACACTTTCATACGGGACCGATAATTATGGGGCGGGCATTCTGGAATACACCTCCTACGGGAGAAAGGTACGCTCTCCTGCCGTATAAGTTCTTTTATTACAATACGGATCGCCCTGCCGACGAGAATTTTCCTGGAAGTAAGGACTTTCCTGGAAAGTTTGGAACACACGAGTACGCTAGGCTGTGGTCGTGAGAACGAGGTTCTACTGCCCTGGGCCAGTCTTTTTGACCCACACGGACGGACCACGTCTCTGCGAAGCAAGTTCGGCATTGTAGTCGTTGGCCGCCAACATGGTTGACATGAACGGCTTGTTGTCCACCCACAGGGAATCCGCACACATGTGGAACTGAGGGTGGTCGCTGGCCTTGTACCAAAACACCTGGTCTTCCAATTTGTTCGAGCTCGACGAATTGCAGATCACGAGGCACTCGTAATTTTCGGTACACTGGTCCATGAACTGGCAGAACATTTCAAACGAGGGAAACATACCTGCATAATTCTCGTAGATACGACGGCGGTTGCCCAGGATGTTTTCACGAAGAATGAAGACGAAATCGACGTTGGTGCGGAGATTGGGGGTAATACCGAGGGGGTACTGCATGGTAATCATGGTTGTTAAATCTACGTGACGGCCGTTCATGAACACGTAGCGGGTAGATTCCTCTTTGATCCACGAGGCGTCGTATAGACAGTCGTCGAGAATGAGAAATGCACGGGGATCAACGTTTGATCCTGCACCACCAGACCCCCTCTGCTGTTTCAGGGCCAGCTGACGCCGAATGACGTTCATGATAATTTCAGGTTTGTACTTGTCATGAATGAGTTTGGAGGGAACCATATCCTGGAAGAAGCGGTTGGCCACTTCTGTTCCGGAAATAACAGTTCCAATGGGAAACGCATCCTGGTTGTGAAAAAGGATATCGCGGACTAAGTAGGATTTTCCGGTATCCTTCTTTCCGATGATGACAATCATGGGAGACTTGCGTGAATCAATCGCACATCTTTGTTTGATCATATCCATATTGAATTGCCGAATGTTGAAGTTCATTCCGGTCCTATACTCATTTCTCAGAAGATAATAAGATGGCGAAACACGCATACGCTTACAATATTCATACAGTTCGTCTGAGCACCGATGATTCCCTGCGTGTCACGGGAAATATTGCGTTTTTTTCAGTGCTGTATGCGATGGCAGGCGGGTTTCTCTCGTTCGTTCTCTACTATCTATTCGATACCTACAATCCCCCGGAGTCTACTGAGTGGGAGACAAAGGGCCTTGTATTCCAGTTTACCGATATTGCTCTAGAAATCGCGATCATTGGTCTGGTGGCATTCTGGTTAGTCTACTTCATCAATACTTCGACCCCGATTATCCCGATAAGGAAAGGGCTGGAAGATTTCGTGGACTCGTATACCAGCGGTCTGTTCTTTATGTTCGCCATCTTCATGTTCCTCCAGGACTTTTCAAATAAGATGAAGTACGTGTTCAACCACTTTCTTGGCCACTTCTTCGACAAGATATTCCCCGCCGAAGGGTCTATCATCGATGGATCCCTGCGGTATAGCGAGAAGCAAAAAGCATGGAAGTAAACATAACGGGAATGCCGAAACCTACGCCCGACTTGCGAACATCCAACGTCCAATTGGATGTTCAGAAGTACTCGAACCTTCCGGGGCTCCAGGAGCAGTCGCAGAAACTCTGGGGTCTTCGCCGCATCCAGCCGTACTTCCCTTCCATCCAGAAACTGTTCAAGCTGGAGAATGTTAGGATGCCCTATCACTACGGCCTGAAACTCCAGCTCCCGATCCAGACGATCAGTTCCGAGTCAAGTGTCTATGTGTCCGGAAAGGAGGTCGCGATCCATCTCAAGAAAACCATGCTGTTCTCGCCTTACCGCGTGATGCATGGAGACTATGCAGGTACGGGTCTTCCAAACACGGATGACACGGTAGCGGAACCCCTGCGTATCCAAAGCCCGTACAATGCAGCATACGTCGGAGCCCTCGCTTCTGTCGTTCTGTCGGAGTCTGGGTGCCAACATTTCCCGAAGATTTACGGTGTCTTCTCTGGAATTTCTGAAAAACACGTCCTGGATATCTCGGACGATTATGAGGATCTGTGTGATCGTCCATGGTTCTCCCAGAATATTGGACACTTCTTTGATCTGCGTCTACGCAAACCCGAGATGCCCGTTCTCGAACTGTCTGATGCGTCTGAGACCATAGATTTAGGAGCTGTGGAACTTGAACCCCTTGCTCTCCCGTCTCCGCCGGCCGATGTTATACAGTACGAGCCCGAAGAGATAAACGATGATATGGGTGATACAGACAGTTGTTCTACGGATTACGTGTTCAAGGTTCATTCGGCCGCAAGTGATAGCGAAGATGATGACGAGGACGACGAGAGCGAGAGTGAGAGTGAAGGAACAGGGGGCGGATTCTCACAGGATGAGTTTGACGAGGCATTTGCCCATGCGATCTTCAAGGATGCCCCGATCCAGATCACGGTGATGGAGAAGTGTGAGGGAACACTGTACCTCCTGTTCAAGGAGACTGCGGATGTGGCGAAGCGGTGTGCGTGGATTGCCCAGGTCATTTTTGCCCTGGCATACGCCCAGCGGACGTTCGCGTTTGTCCACAACGATCTCCACGTCATGAATGTCATGTACGTCCCAACCACCTCAGAGTTCTTCTACTACAATGTCGGAGGCAAGAACTACTGCGTTCCGACATACGGTAAACTAATCAAGATCATTGACTTTGATCGTGCGTCTTTTGCTGTCAAGGTTCCGAAGCTCAAGGATTCAAAGTTCTTCATGTCTGATCAGTTTCATCAGGATGAGGAGGCGGGAGGACAGTACAACATCGCACCGTTCTACAATGCCAAGTACCCTGAAATCAAGCCGAATCCGTCGTTTGATCTGGTACGACTGGCTACGTCGCTTTTCTGGGACTGTTTCCCCAAAGGACCCGACGATGCGTACGCGTCCAATCCCCTGTACAAGATGTTCATGTCGTGGCTGACACTACCAGACGGAAAGTCTGTTCTGTTTCGTGATCCAGAGAACGGGGATTTCAGTGAACGGTACAGGGGCTTCAATCTGTACAAAGCTATTGCCAGGTACTGCCGAGATACGGCGGTGCCTCGCAAGCAAGTTGAGAAGTTCGGATCACCTTATGTCGTTGACAAGGTACCCAAAGGAGAATCGTTCTTGGTCATTGAATAATTACACGCAGCTTCCGTCCTCCTGCTGCTTCTTACCATTCGGGCACGTGTGGGTATTGTCCATGCCCTCGCGGCGGCCGTAGAGGAGACCACCAACAAATCCTTTCGTAAGGTGGAGGAGCAGTGCAAAGACGACACCGTGGACAAGAGCCACCGTCAGCTTCGATCCGCCCGGGGGCAGGCGGAGGAGCACGCCGGGGGTGAGGGCAACGAACAGGACGACGACAAAGGCGAGCATGAGCCACTGCATTTTGTTTGTATACTCCTCATATTTCATTTTCAGAACGAGGGCTTCCCAACAAACATATCCTGAACGGCCGTAGACGCAACAGACGCAGTGGCTACAACAGTCTCGGTGTCTCCGCCCATGGCGTATAGCAGACCACCCGCACCGGCTCCCGAGAGCAGACCAATCTTAGACGCATCCGTCCAATCGACCGGCTGCTTCTTAGTATACCGCTCGGCAGCGTACACCACCACTCCAGCCAAGGCGACAAGAACAATGACAATCAGAAGATTCGTGTCGACCATTGTATTTGATAGGTTGTGCTGGATTGTTTATAACTTTAGAACGAGCTCTCCATCCTTGGCCTCCAGTTTGACATCCTTGTTGCTGCTGTCATCATCAAGGCTCTCGAAATCAATTACGGCAGTCTCGTCAGAAAGATGGAGCTTAGGGTGATCATCGTCGTCGGTACCTACATCTTCGTCGTCCTCCTCATCTTCAACCTCGAAGGCTACCTTCTTCTCTGGTTCAGATGCGGGGGCAGGTGCGGGTGCGGGTACAGGCTCCGGTGCAACAGGGGCAGGTTCCGCTGTGGCAGGGGTTTCCATTGCAACGGGCTGGATCACATCCTCGGCCTTCTGGGGTGCAGGAGACGCCTCCTCGACGGAAAAGTACGTGTTCACAATCGACTGCCAGGGGAGGAAGGAGTCCAGGACGGTATCGAACGCCGTATCGAGAATCGTATCGATCTCCTTACGATTACGAGCCTGCTGCTCAGTCGTAACGCCGAAGGTGCGGAACAGGTACGCGTGCTCCCAGCACCGGCGAGCGACCTCCTTGTAGTACTCATGCACAAACTTGGGAAGTGGCGGCCGCTCGAATTCGACATCAATACTATCCTGCGTCGAGCGGTACTGGATGGCGGCGAAGGCACGGAGGTAGGTGAGGAGGACGCCGGTGAGGAGCTCCTCAAGGTACGAGCACTTGGAAGCAGAGATGATACGCTTGACTTCGGCCTGAAGAACTTCGTCGGTCCATACGGGGATACGGGTGAGGAGATTCTGAAACGTCTTCAGAATCTGGTCCGTCTGATTATTCTTCTCACAGATGGTCTTGGCGTTCTCGTACACGCTCCAGATTCCCTCGGTGACGTGGGGAAGGACCATCAGCGAAAAACGGTTGCGAATGTGCCGCTTGGCGAACTGGGCTTCGTCCTTGAGAGACATTCCGATTTGTCTTGACGGATCATATCTTTAAGTGTACAATGAACGCCAGTGCTCGGGCATGGCGGTCCCAAAATCGGTGAGAACAGTTTCTACCATTTTGCGGCTGAGCTTCATGGGAAACTTCACGGGGATCCAGAACTTGAATGCCTTGGCACTCTCCTCATCGGAGATACGGATGAGGTTGACACGTGATACCACAGCTTCCACCACGCGGATGAGGTTTCGCATACCGTCCTCGTTGTTCGAGTATTCCTTGATGATGTACTCCGCTGCCTCCTCGTCCGCCGACAGATCGGAGGGAGCGATACCGGCATGACGGAGGATCTCGGGCCACACGTAGTTGGCGACAATGACCTTCTTCTCGGGCTCCTTGTACCCTGGAATGGTGATCACCCGCATGCGGTCCTTGAGTACTGGATGGACCTTGCTCTCGTCGTTGAATGAGAAGACGAAGAGGCACTGCGACAGATCAAAGTCGATGCCAGCGAAGTAACGGTCGTGGAACTGGGAGTTCTGGGAGCGGTCGGTCAAGTGGATCAGCATGGAGATGATCTCCTCGCCATGGGGGGTGCCACTGACCTTATCGAGCTCGTCAAAGTACAGTACGGGATTCATGCACCCTGCCTGAATAATGGCGTCCACGATACGGCCCCACATGGATCCCTCGTAGGTGTAAGAGTGACCCGTGTAATGTGCGATGTCGGAAGCACCGCCGAGAGAGGTGAAGATGAACGGACGACCGAGAACTTCGGCAATGCCGTTGCGAGCGAAGGATGTCTTACCCACACCCATCGATCCACGCATAGCAATCACATTGCCGACGGAGGTAGGATTAGAAATCCACTGGGCCAGGATCTGGAGAATCTGGGTTTTGGCGGGGAGCATGCCATAAGTAGCCTTGTCCATCTTGCTTCGAGCATTCTTCAGGAAATCGGCACACTTTGACTCGCCGTCCTTGATCGTCACAGGAAGGGGGACATGTTTACCGAATGGGATACGCAGAACACCATCAATCCAGTTGCGGAGTTTCTGAGACTCGCCGTTGTCTGGACCCATACGGTTCATAGTATCGATCTTGCGAATGACCTCGGATTGCACCTTGGGAGGCATATTCATATCGAGGATCCGGAACTTGTAAGGGACATCAGACTCTCCCAGGATCTCAGAGACTGTCTGCATCTTCTTGAGTGCAGTCTTCTTCGCCTGCTTCCCAAGTCCCTCGAAATACTCGCTCTCACGACGGGACAGACGCAGGGCGGGTTCGTCCTTATCCTTCTTCTCCCTGTCCTTACCCTTCTTCTTGCTATCGTCGCCGATGATGAACATGGGCTGGTTACGATTTCCTCCGGCGAGTCGGCCGGCAAACAGGCTCTGGATGAACGCGTGGGGGATCTCGTCGTCGTCCTCCTCGTCCTCATCATAATCCTCGGGATAATCCTCCTCTTCGTACTCTTCCTCATATTCTTCGTCATCCTCATCAACGCGGGCATGCAGATGGATCTTGACGGAAACGGGGAGAGTTGAAGGAAGGGTGATTCCGTGAATGGTCTGAGTCGTAGCAGCCGGCTCCTTCTCCTTTTTCTCCCCCTCCTCTTCCTCTCCATCGTACGTTGAATCGTCATCATCCTCCTCATCGAACAGCGTATCGTCGTCAACCCATCGCACGCTCTCTATCGGCTTATCTCTGCTGCGTAAAGGGTATCGGCTCTTCTTCTTGGGCGACTTCTGTTCCGGCGGCTGCTTTGGCGGTGCTGCCTCACCGCTCTTCGTGCGACGACGACGTGCTACGTTCTTCAATGTTTCGGACATATTACTCTTGTCCTCCAGAAGAAAGTTTTGACAGGCAATCCATTTTGTCGGATATGTATAAGTAATGGACGCTGCCTTCGTAAAGAAAGCACAAAACATCGTAGATTATGAAGTTGCCCACGATCCCAAGGTGAAGGAGGTCCTTCGGATTGTCAAGGAGTTTATTCAAGCAAAGCGTGTCCTGTGCTACGGGGGAACGGCTATTAACAACCTCCTGCCGAAAGAAGACAGATTCTACGACCCAAACTACGATGTCCCCGACTACGATTTCTACAGCGAGAAGCCGCAGGTTCATGCCCTGGAACTCGCGGACATTTTCTATTCTCGCGGGTTCAGGAATATTGAGGTGAAGCCGGGTGCACACTTGATGACATTCAAGGTATTTGTGGATTACACTGGCATAGCCGATATTACCTACCTTGAGCCTCCGATTTTCAAGCGGCTGTGGGATGAAGAACTCATCAAGGGTGGAATCCACTACGTGTCACCGAACTTCCTGCGGATGTCGATGTACCTCGAACTGTCACGGCCTCGTGGGGATGTATCACGCTGGGAAAAGGTATACAAGCGTCTTATGGTCCTGAACAAGCATTACCCCGTAGGGTGCAAGCCGTATTCTGAGAAGGCACACTCTATCCTGGGAGACGCCCAGCGTAACGGAGTGGAAAAGCTCCTGCAGACCAAGGGCATTGTTCTTCTGGGAGTTCATGCCCTGGAACTCCATTCTCGGAGTCGCAGCAATATCTGGCAGACACCCGTTGACGTTCTGGCCGATGATATGGCCTCTACCGTCAACCAGTTTATGAACGTGCTTGGAAATGTCGATGTCCAGGAACGGGATGCCTACGCTGAACTTCTGCCGGCCCATGTGGATATCATCGACAAGGCTACAGGTGCTCTGGTGGTACGGGTGTTCAAGACGTTTGCGTGCCATAGCTACCATCTCCTCCAGAACGGTCTGCGGGTCGCCTCCATCCCTACCCTCCTCCAATTCTTCTTTGCGTTCGTGTATGCCGACGCCCATTACATAGAGGGAGGATACGACCAGGACCGTGTGATATGTATTTGCCAGCGTCTAATGGACTTGGCAGCGTCCACGAAACGGCGGTTTGAGCTCCTGACTCCCCTAGACTGCCTGGGACACCAAGAAACACTCACAGAAATCAAGAAGAATAAGAGTGATCTCTTTGAAAAGACTCCCAAAAAATCAAACGAGTTCTTGAGGCTCTTTTTTGCTTATAAGCCGGGAACGCTGAACAAGACACAGAAGAACCGAATCAAGACGATCCTGCGGAAAACTGCGAAATCTTCGGTTCATGATTTAGTATCGGATCAAACTGAGTGAGACCCTGAGCGTGTTGAACGGGGTGTACGACGACGTACCGCAAGGGGCACACTGGGGAGTCGTGTATCCTCGCCCTGCTATCAGTACGTTCGAAGGACCGTATGACTGGGTCATGTGGGCCATATCCAGGAGATCGGAGTGAGGGATTCCGCCGATAGGCTTATAGTTCTTCTGGGTCGAACTCAGGTTCTGGTAATTCCGCTTGGTACCCTGCTGCCGAAGCATGGTTGTGTACTCAGACGAGTCACTGATACGATTCACAAAATTCGGCGTAGTGTCCTTGTTCGCGTTCGCGGTGACAGAGCATAGCGACATTGTACTTTATTGATGACTAAGAATAAAGATATAGATGACCGAAGATTTGGTTGTCCTGTTTCTAGTTACAATGCTTCTTATCGCGACGATTGGTATGACAACAACCGGACGCGAGTACATGACCAAGAAGAAGAAAGCTCCTCCTCCCACGGAGTTGAGTCCGGAGGAGAGTCTAGAAATAGTTCAGAATTCTCTAAAGAAAGCGGGTCCGTCGGGGACTTACGCCGCTTTTGATACCCAGCTTTCGAAATATGAAGACCTCATTTCCAAGGATGATAAGGGAGACGAGGAGTAGAAATGTTCACATGAGTAAACAATGAAGAAGTACGTCCTGATCGGATTCGTCGCACTTGCCGTTTTGGTGGTGTGCCTTCTCCGTCCTCGCAGGGAACATCTAGACTTACAGAGTGCACTGCAGAACTCCGACGATCCACAGGTGCGTTTTCAGCAGGCACAGTCAAAGGCGGGCCAGATTAACGGTCGCCTTTCAATGATGGAAATCAAGATCGCTGACTCCGAATCTAAGCGTTCAGAGAGCGGAGAAGAAGCGAACAAGGCTCTGGGCAGCAGTTCCGGAAACCTTAGTTAATGTATAATATAATACAATAGAATGAAGTCCTATGTCCTCATAGGGTTTATCACGCTCGCTATTGTCGTTCTGATATTCATCACACGACAGCAACGGGAAAAGTTTGACACCACAGACAAAGCGATTGCCGGGCTTCTTGTGAAGCCGAACATTCGTCTCTCAAAGATCCAGAAATCGCAGGAACAGCTCGAAGATGCGATGAATGCGGGTGCAGGCAAAGCTGCAATTAAAGGAATTCTGTAATTACTGGTGCTGTCCGATCCACCAGTCGGTCGAGAGGTAGGACGGGTAGAATTGCAGGGTGCTCGCACTCACAGACGGCCGGGTGTTTGCCAGGCTGCGGACGGCGTCGGGGGTGAGGGCGTAGTTGTAGTATACCAGGCTTCCGATCTGACCGTTCCATCCGCCGTTTCCGGCAACGTACAGCGGCTGCTCATTCTGGAGGGGTAGCCGCTTCATTGTGATATGGCGGTAGAGCAAGCCGTTGACGTACACATCTAACGACCGCTGGTTCACAACAACCGCAAGGTGGTTCAGCTTTCCAGCGGGTAGGTTTCCTATGACCACCTGTTCCGGGTTATTCTTATCGTAGGTATCCTGTGTGACAGTGATCTGATTCTTTCCACTTGTCATGACGACGGAGGGAGACTGTAGAGCCATATCAAGACTGCCCTTGGTGAACAGAATGGGGCTCTTGTTCTGGGGGTCAAAGTCGTTGATCTGGATCCATGCAGCATATGAGAATTCAATACCCTGATCCTCGTTGTTCGAGAGGGGTAGAAGAGCGTCGTACTGCTGGTTTGTCATTCCGTCCTGGAGAGGACCCACAATCGTCACGCTCGCCAGTGTCGGCTGTAGTCCGCGGGGAGTAGACGAAAAGAACCCGTAGCTGAACTCGTAAAATACGAGGATTCCGATGCCCAGCACAATGAGCGTCATGAGGGATATAAGTATGGTCCGTGTGTCCATAGTGCCTTGTTATTTTAGAAGGTATACTTGTTTATTTCCTGTCCCGTCGGATCAACCACCGCGAGTTTGACGACGTATGGGTTTGTGGGTGTCGATGAGCTCGCTGCTGTCTGGGCGACCGCGGCGGCCGGCGGACCAGCCTTGTAGAAGGCCATCGCCATGTTCGGGTTGAGTGCACCAGCATAAAAGTTGAGGGCCGCGAGGTTCCCTGAAAATCCTCCATTGCCCATGACCGTTGCATCGCCGCCCGGAGCCTTGGGTACAGACGGCAGCAGGCACGAGCGTACGAGCATGCCGTTGAGGTATATATCTACATTGCGGCTGCTTACTGAGAGTGAGACACAGAACCACGACTGGAGGGGTACGTTCTTGACCTTGCATGTGAACGAATCATCAGTGGATCCCGTGAGTCCTACAGGAGAAGGGACGCTCGACCCTCCGGATCCGGCAGCTCCAGACATGAGGTTGATCTTGACATCCAGGGTGTTCTCAACGGGGTCGAGAAAGACGTAGGGGTTCAGAGCACCTGACGCCCCGCGAGTCAGAACCTGCTTCTCCTGGCCGAACCGGTAATTCCAGTCTTGGATGAACATCCACCACTGCACTCCGTAGTTACCGCCGTTGGTTCCGACCGAGACCGGGATCGACGAACCGGGGATGACCATAGATGTGTTAGTGGTCACACCGGCAGCGGGGGTTACACTTCCAGACCAGGTAGGGACGGTGAACGTTCCCTGAAGAATGAAGAAGGTTCCGTAAATGAGGAGAGCGGCCAGGACTGTGAATATAGTGAACCACATGGCACGGGACTGGAAGGGATCCGTCGAGCGGGCAAAGTAGTAGTACGCCAGTGCAAGTTCAACGACCACAAAGACGATTGTGGCGATGGTCGAGCTTGTGATGAACGTGAACGAAACTCCGCTCGCGGGTCCGGCGTTCGCAGTTGCCGCCTTGGCGTTCGGGTTGGGTGTCGCAGCCGCAGCAACCGCCGCAGCGTTCGGATCAGTGGGAGGCGTGCTCATTCTTATTGTTAGAAGAAGAGGTAAAAACGGAAGCAGAATTCTCTGCCTGGCAGATAGACCAACTGAAATAGAAGATGTCCACTCCCATAACAATCTTCTGTAATAACTGCGGACAACGAGGGCATACATTCCGAGACTGCGGCGAGCCCGTCCTCTCCTGCGGAATCATCCTCATGCGGAATTTAACGAATCCCGGCGACCCGTCGACTCTCCCCCTTCTCACTGAAGATATTGAAGTTCTGATGGTGCGACGTAAGGACAGTATGTGCTATACCGACTTCATTCGTGGTAAATTTGATCCCACCGATAAGATGTATGTTCGTACGCTCCTTGACAACATGACACAGCAGGAGATCGCCAGGCTCAAGAACGATACCTTCGAGGCGTTATGGTCTCGACTTTGGAACAACTCAGATCGGCACGAATACGAAATGAAGTTTGCTAAGGAGAAGTTCGATGCGGCGAAGACGGAGATCGATGCGTCGGTCTCCATGTACATTGAGCCAGAGTGGGGGTTTCCCAAAGGCCGTCGCCTGAAGTGCGAGAGCGACCAGGGTTGTGCCGAGCGTGAATTCTTCGAGGAAACCAATATCCCGAGATCGTCGTACACTATGGTCTCGGGGATCCAGCTAGAAGAGACGTTTGCAGGGACCAACGGGATCATGTACCGCCATAAGTACTTCCTGGCAGTCATGTCTCGTCCGGACAGGATCGATATCCACCAGCGGTTCACGAACATGCAGAAGCGGGAAATCTCAGCAATCGGGTGGAAGACTATGGCTGACTGTATGAGCCTCACCAGACCGCAGTACACCCAGCGACGCAGGATGCTTCAGGATCTCTCGGTTCTCGCTGAAACGGTTGAAGTTCGTCTCCCGAAGGAATAATAAGAGATGGCTACATTTGCATTAACAACAGCACGTGAATGGGGGATTATGTTTGGTCTGGGGTGTGGAATATACGCATTCTTTTTCCTTCTGGGTTTCGGGTTTTCTGCGGCAGCTACGTTTCATGACTGCGAGAAAGCTGATGCTGCCAAGAATGCCAAATATGGAGCCATCTGGGCAGTCTACCCCACGCTTGGATGGTTCATTATTCGGTCGTTTGAGATTCTGCGTGTGCAGTTTGACCGCTTCTACCGCAGTTTTGATACGTCCGAAGGAGGCATTGAGCGGGCGGGATGGATTTCTATCGGGTACTTCCTGACCCTGGCGTGTGTCGTGGGAATGTATGGTCTGGTCGGGGACTCCGTCAAGGATGTGTGTATACCCAGCGTGGACGAAGCGACGAGGTTCAAGGAGAGTATGGTTGCTCGGAAGGCTGAAAAGGACGCAGCGATCAAAGCTGCTCAGGAGTCAACTCCCGCCGTCACACCGGTAGTAGGTAGTGCACCAGCAGATAAGAAGTGATTGCCAACATGATGATCCACCACCATAGAGGAAACACGGTTGAATCCTTACGTCCAGCACCGAACTCCCTTACCTTTCCGCCATTGAAGACGAGAGCAGGGCGGAAATATAGGAGGGCGGACACCAGGAAGAGGTAGATAGTGAGCATCCATACACGGGGATCTCCGTCCAAATTCATTGTATCATGAACGTATTTTATTTACGTTGTTGATACAATGACGACGGCATTTGTGTTGCCGAATCGCAAAGCGTTTGCTGACTTCATTGCCCGAATATACCTAAAATACCGTAAAGACCCTGCTCCGGATGACGAGGGAGTAGACCTCTGTCTCCAGCAGACAGGAAAGACGACTCGCGAACTCCTGCCGTACCAGAAACTTGTTCGCGACTACCTCTCTATTGAAACTCCGTATCGTGGCCTTCTTGTCTACCATGGCTTGGGATCTGGAAAGACTTGCTCAGCCATCGGTGTAGCAGAGTCCCTCTTGTCCACCAAGAAAGTATGGGTCATGCTCCCAGCGTCTCTTCAGGACAATTTCAAGCAGGAGATCCGGAAGTGCGGAGACGCTATCTATGTCCAGAACAATTTCTGGGAAGTGCGTATCATCCGCAGCGAGGCTGACAAGACCCCTGCTCTTGCTCTGGGCATATCTGCAGAGTTCCTAAGTAAGGGGCGGTACTTTGTCACTGTTCCCGGAAAGGACTCGAACTACTCTTCCCTTCCCCGCGATTCCCAACAGGGTATCAACGAACAGATTGACGATCTGATCAAGAACAGGTACAATTTCATCAACTACAACGGTCTGACCGGCGAGAGTGTTCGTCGTATTATTCCCGACGACGACCCCCTGAAATCCAACCCATTTGACAATGCGGTGGTCATCATCGACGAAGCCCACAACTTGATTTCCCGAACAATCAACAATTCCGTCATCGGAAAGCGGCTCTACGATTCCATATACTATGCCAAAGATTGTAAGGTCGTGGCACTCTCCGGTACTCCCCTCATCAACCGCCCCAACGAGATCGCGTTTCTTCTCAACCTTCTGCGTGGACCCATTGAGCGGATCGTGATCCCAGTCAAGGAACTTCCTACGTGGGACGAGGCAGGGATGAAGACGTATTTCCGTAAACTCCCGGAAGTGGATACCGTAGAATTCAACAGCGTCAAGCGGTCAATTCAGGTCACACGTAACCCAGGTCATTTCAAGTCGGTGTACAACAAGGAGGGAGAGCGTATCGCCGTGCAGTATGATGAGGCCATAACATACAAGACTCCGGGAGACTGGGTGGACAGTATCCGCCAATCGTTTGCGGCCACGTTTCCCGGCGGAGTTCTCGCCCCTCGCGAAAACATCCAGCGTGAAGCCCTTGAGTGTCTCCCCACCAACTTTGCCGACTTCATGAACACGTTCGTTGAGGGTCTTGATGTCAAGAATGCCCTCCTGTTCCAGAAGCGAGTACAGGGCCTTGTCTCGTACTACAAGGGGTCAGATGAACGTATGCTACCCAAGCGTGTGGACGACGACAAGACGCTCGAGTTGGTCGAAATGTCCGATGAACAGTTTAATCGGTACCTTGAAGTCCGATGGAAGGAAATTCAGCAGGATTCCAAGAAACGTACCGGTCCCGCGGCTCTCAACGAAGACATGAAAACATACCGCGTCATGTCCCGCCTGGCCTGTAACTACGCTGTTCCCTCGGATTTTCGTGCCCTCGCAGACGAGCAGGCAGAGGAAGATAACGAAGACGACAAGAAAGCGGTGATTCTGACCAAGCTGCGTGAGAACCCTGACAAGTACCTCCGTGACGAAGGACTGGCCACGTATTCCCCAAAGATGCGGAAGATCCTTGGGAATATCAAGGCAACCACCGGGACCGAAAACTTCAAGAACCAGTTCGTGTATTCGCAGTACCTCAAGCTCGAGGGTCTCGGCATTCTCTCGGCGATTCTCGATGCGAACGGATACCAGCGGTATCGCCTCATCAAAGAGGGAGGAAAGTACCGAGAGGCCCCAGATCTGGACCCTGCAAAGCCGGCGTACGCTTTCTACACGGGTGGCATTGATCGTGCGGAACTGGAAATCACGCGTCTCGTATTCAACGAAGACTACCTCGGTCTCCAGTCCGATTACCCTGAACATTCGGGAAGCATGCGTGAAAGCATACTGAAGCGTGGCGGAAAGAAGCTCCTGTGTATTCTGATGGCCACGTCCAGTGGTGCTGAAGGCATTAATCTCAAGAACGTCAGGCATCTCCACATCATGGAACCCCACTGGAACCCTGCTAGACACGACCAGGTTATTGGACGCGGCATTCGTCTGTGTTCGCACGCAACTCACCAGATTCTGTCAGAGGGATCTATCAAGGTTGAAACAGTTCCGCAGGAAGAACGCACGATCCGCATATCGTTCTACGTGTCTGTATTCACAAAGGATCAGGCCTCATCGAACACAGCATTCAACATTGTACCTATTCGGAGAGCGGACACCAGTCCCAAGAAGTACAATTTGCCGGAGGGCGGTGGTAGGGCACCCGAGGCATTCATGACCAGTGACGAGTTCCTGTACGAAGTTTCTTACGAAAAGGAACGAATCACTGCAGGGATTACCCGGCTGATCAAGCAGGCAGCGGTAGACTGTGAGATTCATCGCAAACTGCATTCTCGCGAGAAGCCTGTGCTTCAGTGCATGCGGTTCGACAGCACGACCAAGAGCGAAGATCTGGCGTTCAACCCTAATATCAAGGACGACGAGCTTGATGCAACGTACCTCAAGAACATGATGAAACGCAAGCGTAGGTTGCAGAAGGTAAAGGTCAAGGATTTCGTATTCTTGGTAGATCCGGATACCAAAGAGGTATTTGACGAGTCGGCGTTTGGAGATAAGCAGCGTCTTCTACGATTGGGGACGCTAAAAGAGGACAGAATTGAATTCTTCACCTATAATTAATGAGGCAGCGTGATACACGCAAAAATAAACGCCGTACATTTCGTCAACGGAAATACCGTGTTCCCATCATAGGCGGCGATGCTGCCATCGATGCCATGATGGCAAAATATCCAATCGGAAAGCCTGATCTCGTCAACCCCAAGAGCAAGTTTGTGGTGTGCACATACTGGTGGGGGCGGGGCAACTCCAACAAGAATTACTGGCGGTTCGGAAACGAGGTAACTGATGCCGAGGTGAAGGAAGGCAAGAATCGTGTGAACTACGAATGCCCCTCAGAAATCAGCGATAACTTGAAATGGGATTACTTGGATGAACTGCGTGAAGAGGCAGGGATCACGAACGATCAGGCGAAGGAGTGGGACAAGAAGACCCTGGAGAGCCCAGAGTTCAAAACGAACCTAACGAATTTGGTGAACAAGACGCTGGAGTCCCGTGTCACCAAGGGAGAGGAGCGAACAAAGCCTATAAAGATGGAGGAGATGATCGAGAAGTGGAAGGATATGTGCAGGAAGGCGAACTGCAACTTCCTTGTCCAGGAGTATCCTTTTGAGCGGGGACAGTATCAGACTGCCATCAACATGAAACCCAATTTCATTGCGGCTGCTCTGAAAGTCGCAAGTAGGGAGGGGCGGGGAGTTCTATACATTGATGGTGATATGGTGATTGATCGATACCCCGATATCTTTGACATGCCGTCGGTCGATTTCATGGCACGTGGGTGGAACTGTGATCCCCGCAGTTCTTCGAGGTATATCACGAAAGGCATCTGCTTCGACCCCTACATTTTTGAGACATCGGGAGGTATTATGTACTTTGCTCCTACTCCCCAGGCTGTTCGTCTACTGGGACACTGGGCGTGGTTATCCAGCTTCCCTGCCATGAAAGGCAAGGCAGATGACCGTATTCTCTCCATCATCTTGACTACGGAACGGGAACACGACGCGATCTCGACTGTCCAGCTGCCGATCGAGTATTTGTGGCTCACCGATGCCTACCTCTACCATGATCCTTCTCACATTGATAAGAGCAAGATTTACGTATCGCATCCTGCCTGCCTGACATCCGAGGAAGCTGCACGCGAACAGGGTGCCGCAAATTCTCGTGAGCCTCCGCAGTACGAAGAACTCATTATTGATCCCACAAACTGCGAGACCGATGGAGGATACTTTTACGAGTATGTCTACTTCACCGAACGCCGCTTCGTAAAAACGTTTGAGCCGTACTTGAACTACTTACGTGTTGCCAAGAACCGCAATGGCAAGAGTCCGATCAACGTCATTGATTTCGAGGACAAGTATGGGCCCTATAACACGGTATCTCTCCGCAACATTGATGCCATGAAATCAGTGAAGCTGATCACCAATCAGAAGTTGGTGACTCTTCCGCAGGATGCGACTGTTCCCCAGATCCTTGCGAATTTAAAGGCAGGGCTACACGTAATCGTCGGAGTGTTCAAGAATAAGTTTTCGTTTGAGTACGATATCATTGCTACGAACAATGGAGGAGCTTATATCTCGGACTACCAGACAGAGATCAAGATCGATACGACGCAGCCTATGTATTTCGGTTCAGGAAACCCGGTGGTCTACCATCTCCTGATGATGTGCCGGACCCTGGACGATATGAACATGCACTTCAAACAAAGTTACCTCTTTTCCAGCCGAATCCGTGGGTTTTGGTTAAAAACGGATCGGCCCAAGATGACGGCAGAAGCCGAGAAGGCACTCAAAGAGATCGAGAAAGCACCATGACCGCACCCCCGACGACCTACATGAAAGTCGTCAACAATCCCCTGGAGATCCATCTGTACAAGAAGGCGTCGGATCTGAATATTGCTCCACCGTTCTTTGAGAGCAACAATACAAGTTACCTGATAACTCAAGATTTGGATGAGATGTGTTTGGCCGACAAGTACGGTCCCCAACCCAAGAATGTCCCTGGATGGATCTGGAAGCAGATTCACTATATCATCGGCCTCCTTCTCAAGGAGGGAGCCATGGAATACATTGATATCACACCTTACAACTTCATCGAGAAGGATGGAGTTGTATGGTGCGTAGATTATGGGCATGCAACGCCCTTTCGCGGAGATATCCGCAACTGGTTTCTCAAGGAGTTCCTGGAAAAGAAACTGAAGTCCTGGAATCCTGATTTCCTCTAATCAATTAATTACTCCTTCTTCTCGAGGATGCTCTCGAGAAACGCATCACAGATCTTAGACCACGGCCGGCTGCGAGCCACCGAAACACATTTTTCGCTTGTCTCACGACCCAGCATGCCCAGAGCCTTCTCCATCGCAGCTGCAACCTCCTCGGCCGTTGAAGTGTACTCTGTGAGACCCACACCTGCAGTCATCTGGAGGTAGGAGTACGATGACAGAGGGCATCGCACGCTCGTCTCGTCCGTCATGAATGACTTGTAGCAGTCCAGATCCAGAACAACCTGCGGGGCACCCGTGGCCATGTGCTCCAGCTGGCACAGACCAAATCCCTCGCCGTTGGAGGTGTTCACGCCCACATCTGCAACATTGTACAGCTGGTTAATTGCCTCGTCGTTGAAATAGGCAGTAGGAGGCGTGGTATCCACGATCGAGACGCGAGTGCCGTACTTCAGATTATCGAGACCCAGGAGCTCGAGCTCGTTAAGGTAGATCTGTAGAGGCTGGTAGAACGCCCCGCCCTCCGGCTTCACGCCCGTAACAAGGAGAAGGTGAAGGGGCTCATCAGGAAGCTTCTTCAGTAGGCGGGCAAACGCCATGACCGTGAGATCGAGACGCTTACGCTGTGAATTACGGTTCATGTTCAGAAATACCTTGGCGTTCGGATGAATGCTGAGATTCTTACGAATACCAATCCGCTCTGAATCTGCCATCGGCTTGAATACCAAGGAGTCTACGCCGTGCTCCATGACATCAATCTTGATATTGGGTGTGGTCAGACGGGTCATGAGGTGGGCCTTCCAAGTATCTGTGAAGCAGATAATACGGTCGGCGGCGTTCTCAATGTTGCGGAGCAGCCCCATGTCCGCACCCTTGTACACCTGGTCCAAGTAGATCCACAACTTCCACTGCTTCTCCATATCCTTCGTCTGCTGGATAAACTGGTTGACGATAATAGGATCATTGTAAATCATGATAATATCGGGATTGACCGTCTCGACATACTCCTTGAACTTGTTGAAGCCGAACCCCTGCTCCTTGGGGTCCTCATTGGCCGCAGCATCGTACTGAATGACACCCTTGAGGGGGCGAGCAGGCTGCGGAAGGCGGGCAGGGGTACGCTGAAACCCAAAGTGGAAGATCTTAATAAGCGGCTGAAGCGTACCCAGCTGCTTGAGGAGGTTGTAGGATACCTTGGAGTACCCTGTAACCTGCTCTGTGTGAGTTGATACAAGTAGAAACCGGACCGGTGCCATTTTATGATTAACCTTTTCTATCTGTAAATACAATAAGCATGGCAGAGTATTACACAAACCTCACACTCAGCGGGCTTCCGATCGCGTTAAGCCAGCAGGTGCGTTTTTCTAGTGCGTCTGAAGTCACACAGATGAGGAAGCGAACGGTGGTGAACAATTACTATGGAAATTATCCTCAGTCTCAGAAGGCGGCGTATGCGTCCACATACACAACATTCCAGGCGGGGGCTGTTGCCAGTGACATTGGAGAATCTTTAGTGTCTCTGGTTCCAACATGCACGACAAACAGCCGTAGCTTCGTCCTCGCCAACAACAGGACTGTCTTCCCCGCAGGCGAGAAGGCCACGAACAACATGTTTGTCGCGTCCAAGGCTGTTGTGAACAACCCTCAGTAGTAGGCCGAACCCGGTGCTTGTCCGCTCTCCTTCATTTTCGGGATCTTGGTGAACTCCGAGAACCGGTCCATAAACGGAACTGGGGGAATGGGGTAGAGCTCGTGGACAGAGTTGCTCCGCTTGTATACCCCATGAATGACCTTGCGAGTCTGTGTCCCAATCCAGTCGTACCCGAAGCGAACGCTCATGTACGAGTGAATCAAGACAAAGAGGACAAGGATTCCAATAATGATATACGGCAAGTTCCGATACATTAATCATACCCTATAAGATAATATAATGGGTGGTGGACTTGTTCAGCTCACTGGCTTTGGTGCCCAAAATGTGTTTGTCAATGGAAACCCTTCCATGACGTACTTTAACAAGATGTATAAGCGGACTACGAACTTCGCGATGGAACACTTCAGGCTGAATATCGCACATATCACCGATACGACTCTCCCCCCTGCCGGAAACAAGACGTTCACATTTCCGGTTCCTCGATATGCTGACTTGCTCCACGACTGCTACGTGTGCGTGCAGATTCCCGACATCTGGTCCCCGCTCTCCGGTTTTGACCAGACCACGTCGTTGGCTTATGAAACTGCGTTCCAGTGGTCGCGTAATCTCGGGTACAATATGATCGAGACTGCATCGATTCTCTTTAATGGAACAGCGATGTGCACGGTCACTGGAGAGTGGATGAAGATCAAGAGTTATATGACGGAGAACGGAACACAGCGAGCAAAATTGAATGCCATGGTTGGAAACACGCTAGACATGCACGATCCCGCCAACGCCCCGGGTCGCACAAACCAGTACCCGAACGCAATCAACGTCTCCGCCACTAATACAGCTCCTCCCGCACCCTCCATTCGCGGCCGCCAGCTAACGATCCCCCTTTCCTTCTGGTTCTGCGAAGAGATCGGTCAGTCTATCCCCCTTGTGGCTATGCCTCAGACCGAAGTATCCATCCAGATCACGTTTCGTAACATCTATAGCCTGTTCACGGTTCTTGATACTCGGAGATCGGCTGTTGACAACACACCCTTCGCAACATTCCAGACCCGCATCACAGGAAACCCGGGAGACTCTTCTATTGGAATCCAGAACTACCTGTCGTACCCGGACACGATGGGAAATCCTACCAACCCCTCACTTGTAAGCTGGAATCTCAATCCGTACATTGAAGCCAACTACATTTTCCTAACAGACACCGAGCGTGCGTATATCGCGGCACACGACCGTTCGTTCCTCATTACTCAAGTCCGCTACCTCAAGAACAACAACCAATACGGATACAACAACATAACGATTCCAATGTACAATCTGTGCACCCGCGTCATATCCCTGTTTCAGCGTCAGGACCGACTTCTTTTGAACGATTGGGACAACTACACGAACTGGGATTCTATCTTTTACCCACCCGTGCAGACATACCCCAGCGTCCTGCCAACGCTCACCGCCCCCGCTACACCTGATCAATGGTACTCGACTGGAATCCAGCTTTCGAACTCGATGGATTCCCAGAATATTCTCCAGGAGGGAAATCTGACGTTCGATGGTACCGACCGCTTTGTGACCAAGAACGTGAACTTCTTCCGCAATATCCAAAACTATCGCTTCTCAGAGGGTGAGACAACAACTCTTCCCGGAATCAACTTATACTCATTTGCCCTGGATCCCAACACAATTACCCAGCCCTCGGGAAGTGCAAACGGTTCCATGTTCAATAAGACCAATTTTCAGTACACCCTTCTGACCCCTCCAGTCGTTCAGACCGGTCCCGTGTCTCAGATACCTGTGTGTGTAATCAAGAACACGACGTTCAATTCGACCCCCACCGTCGTCCCCGTCGGAGCAACGACAGTTCCTACGAATGCATCTGGACAGGCAATAGCTCCGCCTGCCGTACAGGCAGGTCAGACGCTGACAGTATATCCCTCACCCACAAACGTACAGATTCAGTATAACGGCTATTCAGCCATGATCTATATTGAATCGTACAACTTCCTCAAGGTTACAAATGGACAAGCAAATCTTGTGTTCAATACATAATAGATTCGGATGGCGGACAATACCGACGATCCCGTTGCCGACGTACCGCCCGATCAGGAAGCCACCGAGGCTGCCAAGCCAGTGGTATCATCTGCAAACGGTCTGCTTCTTTTCGCATTCACACACATTCTCATTATTATTTATTACCGTGCTGCGTGGTACGCGTTGGAATCACTGGTGTTTGAGAAGTACCCGGCAATTGGTTCTTACTCTACATTCATTCTCATTCCGTATCTAGTTCCACTGGCTGGAATGCTTGCATCGGTCGTGAACTCGTCGGCGGGTGGACTTACGGCGTGGACACTGTCCACTGTTGGTATTGCGTCGTCTATCATGGTGTTTGCTCTGGTATACATTCTGGTGTTCGACATGCCGCCCGAGACAATTGAGTTTGCCATGAAACTCTTTAAATCGGGGTCTCCGTCTCCTCCCGCAGCAGCGGCGTAGATGCATTGAGCGAATGCAGTTCGTCCATGGCCTGTCGGGAATCCTCAAAGTTGCGGAATAGAATCTGGTTCACTTCTGCAGGGCTCCACTTTCCGTCCATAGCAGGGTCATCAAAGAGAGCGTGGCTGACTCCATCTGTAATATCGTAAAACTCCTCGACCATTTCTTTCAGGATCCGGCGTGAACACTTCTTGAAATGAATGATCATATCGATGCGGCCAGGACGAATGAGGGCACGGTCGAACCGTTCCGGAAAATTTGAGGTAAACACTAAGATGCGACCAGACGACTCGAGGGTGCCATCTAGGAGATTCAGGAGAAACGAGAGATCGATGGGGTCCTTGATAATATCATCGTCCATCTCAGGGGCAAATGGATCCTTCTGGACAGCCACCGGCTCGGGTCGCTTCCATTCCCGCTTGAGAAGCACGTCGCCCATCGCATCAGCGTCCTCGATAATGTAGAGCCGCTCAGAAATGGGAATCGTGTACTTCTCAAGCGTTGTCCCGTTGTACACGTGGAGATCGTCGCTGAAAAACAGGTGGCGAAGCTGGGTCTTGGTCTTGATTTCCGACAGCTGAATATTGATCGGGTGACGGCGGGCAACGTTAGCAATGGCCTTGATTTCCGATGTCTTGCCCGTCCCCGGGTCTCCGTGAAACAGGAAGCCCAGAGTGTACGGAATACCCTTCTTCTCGTACCACGACCGCTTCTCCAGGAAAAAATTGACACGCTTCTTCACGATCGGCTGCTCCTCGAAAAACACGTTCTCAAACGTCCGAGATGTAGAAAACTTGTTCTTGGTGTAGACGAGGAAGTTCTGGGGAAGGGGGTTCTGATTAGACTTACGAGACTTCTTGTTATCAATCATCTGGTCGAAGAAATAGAGATCGTTTCCCAGTTTGTTGAGCATGCGGCGTTCGTAATCCTGGTTGCAGGAGTCTACGAACTTCTGGAGGGTCTGGATTGGGTGGTTGTAGCAGAAGAGTTGGAACTTGATGTTCTTGATATTTCCGTCATCAACTTCTACGTTAGTGAGCTTGAAGTAGATATCTTCGTCGAGACGGACGGACTCAAACTCGTAGGGTAGGTAATCGTGGTTCGCGATCGAAAGGAGACGCTTGGTTGCGGGGGAGCAGGCCACGTAATGAATGATGGCGTCCATGCGGGTCATAAACATGGGGGCCTGGCCGCCCTTGGTAGGAGGAGGCGATCCACGTTCACACTCGATGACTGCTGAAGGCTTTCGTTCGTTGGAATCGATAGAGCTGGTAAGTGCTGTCTTAAGAGATGATAGCCATGAAGGGTAGAGTGCGATACCACGTTCATACATGTTTAGGCCAATGAATGCCAAGAGAGGCCGAAAACTGTTTCCCGTTGTTGTCATGACCTGGAAGAACAGTGACATCTTGAGAAGTTCACCCAGAGATGCCATTGCTTTGTTCGAATATTTCATCGCGGAGAGCCAAACGCTGTTAGGCACTTGTCGAGGGTCGGAATACCCTCGTGTACCGGCTTGGACCTCTTGAGGCGGAGTTGCTGAGACGCTTTGTTAATAGTTTCACTGGACAGAGACACGTAGGACTTGACGTCGCGGACAGACGACTGGGTATTCACAGACGGCATGTACAATCGAACAGGGGGCATGGCCAGCTGAAGAGGCTTGGTACAGTGCTGAATGAATTCGCGGTACTGCTGGATATCCAGATTTCCACCAAACATGCGGAGAACACGCCGGTCTGGAGCTGGCTGGATATCACGGTCTTTGTACAGGGAGCGGTACACGTTACGTAGTAGGGAATGACGTAGCCACTTATCAGATTCTGTGAGTCCAGACTCGCGGTAGATAGAGGCAAGGGCACATTCGGGACTGCAGTAGTTTCCTTCGGCAGTGTACATGTTTGTGTACACATCATAATGCGTCGGAACAACAAAGGAGTCGCTGGGGATAGAGTGGCAGCACCACAAGCACGCAGACCCCGGGGGGTAGGATGTCTGGACTGAAAACTTGGACATCAAGTCATGAACAACCGTCTCATCGAAGCGTCGTTCCTGAGCCTCGGTCGTCTGGAGAATATCAGAGTACTCTACCAAGCCAGCACCTGTCGGAGCAGGGATATCCACCCTCTCCTCCTCGAAATCAAAGTCCTTTCCTATTCGCAGGAAGAATATCACCGGCGGCAGCTCTACTGTTGGCTCTTCTGCGACCTTCTTTCCCTTCTTTGCACGAGCAGGGGGCATTTACATGAATACAGATTTTCTGCGTAAAACGGACTGGCTTTTTAGGAAGGTACCCAGACACTACAAAATGGCAGAGGCGTACAAGAAGCACACGCATCGCGAGCACATTCTGTCTCTCCCCGACACCTATGTCGGCTCCATCGAGACGTCGGTGGAGGAGATGTACGTCGTGGAGGACGAGAAGTTCATCCAGAAGAATCTATCCTTTAACCCCGGTTTCTACAAGCTCTTTGACGAGATTGTGGTCAATGCCCACGATCAGGTGGTACGGATGCGTCAGCGGGGCTCAGCCAACCCCGTCAAGAATATCACAATCGAGATTTCAGCCGACAACAAGACGATCACAGTGGAGAACGATGGAGAGGGCATCACAGTAGCCGAGCACCCGGAGTACAAGGTCTGGGTTCCGCAACTGGTGTTTGGCGAGCTCCTGACCTCCACGAATTACGACAAGGACGAAAAGAAGCTGGTGGGCGGCAAGAACGGCTACGGCGTGAAGCTTGCGAACATCTTCGCAAAGTCGCTGACAGTGGAGACCGTGGACGCGGTCTCTGGCAAGAAGTATACTCAGACCTGGGAGAACAACATGACGGTGGTGAACAAGCCGAAGATCTCGGCGTGTAAAGCCAAGCCTTACGTCAGCGTCTCGTGGACGCCCGACTTTGGGCGGTTCGGTCTGACGGAGGTGACGCCTGATCTGCTGGGCGTGTTCCGTCGGCGGGCGAGCGATCTGGCGATGACGGTGGGCAAGGACGTCAAGGTGCACTGGAAGCACGGGGAGGAGAAGGTGCTGATCAAGTGCCGCGATCTCTCCGCTTACGCCTCGGAGTTCGTCACCACACCGGTAGCGGCTCACACGAGCGATCGGTGGAACGTGGTGGTGGCGGATACTCCGGCTGACGGGTTTCTGCAGGTGTCGTTCGTCAACGGTATCTGGACCTCCAAGGGCGGTACGCACGTGGACTACATCGTCAACCAGATTGTGTCCAATCTGTGCGAGTTTCTGGAGACGAAGAAGAAGATCAAGGTCAAGCCTTCGCTGGTGAAGGAGAACCTGGCGGTGTGGGTTACGGCTGCAGTGGAGAACCCGTCGTTTACGTCGCAGACGAAGGAGGCACTGACTACCAAAAGCACAGCGTTCGGGTCGACGTGCAAGTTGCCGGAGGAGTTCTTCAAGAAGGTGCGGGCGAAGCTCGAGCTGGTGGACAAGCTGGTGGTGGCCCAGAAGGAAAAGGACGAGAAGGAGAATAAGAAGAGCGATGGACGGAAGAGCTCCAAAATATATGGTATCCCGAAGCTTGATGATGCCGCTCTCGCAGGTACCGCCAAGTCTGCCGAGTGCACTCTCATCCTCACCGAGGGGGATTCCGCCAAGGCAATGGCTCTCAGCGGTCTTACGAAGGCTCAGCGTCAGACTTTCGGAGTGTTCCCACTGCGGGGGAAAATCATGAACGTCAAGGACTCGTCGTCCTCCAAGGTGGAGCTGGCGAAGGAGATCGCTGAGCTGAAGAAGATTGTCGGGCTGGAGTCCGGCAAGACGTATGTTGATATCAAGAGTCTGCGGTACGGCCGCATCCTCATCATGACGGACCAGGACTATGATGGATCGCACATCCGCGGTCTCCTCATCAACCTGTTCCACGAGCTCTGGACGGAGCTGTTCAAGATCCCGGGGTTTCTGACCTACATGGCGACGCCGATTGTCAAAGCGACGAAGGGCAAGGAGAACCGGACGTTCTACACGCAGTACGAGTACGATCAGTGGAAGGGCGAGGCTGGTCGCGGGTGGGCGGTCCAGTATTACAAGGGTCTTGGCACCTCGACGCGTGACGAGGCCCAGGAGTATTTCAAGAACATGAATGTCACGCAGTTCCGGTACACGGCCGACGCCGATTCAGAGGCGATCGATCTGGCGTTCAACAAGGCCCGGGCTGACGACCGCAAGACATGGCTGCAGGGTCATGATGCCGCCGCAATCGTGATCCCGAAGGCAGACAAGACGCTCACCTACAAGGAGTTCGTCCACCGCGATCTCATCCACTTCTCACACTACAATCTGGAACGGTCGATTCCGTCGGCCATCGACGGTCTCAAGACATCGCAGCGAAAGATCCTCTTCGGCTGCCTCAAGCGTAATCTGACATCGAAGGTCAAGGTCGCTCAGCTGGCGGGCTACGTCAGCGAGCACGCGGGCTACCATCACGGCGAGATGTCGCTCAACGAAACGATCATCGGTATGGCCCAGGACTTCGTGGGCTCCAACAATCTGGCGTGGCTGGTCCCCAAGGGACAGTTTGGTACGCGTCTGGAGGGTGGCAAGGACTCGGCTGCGTCCCGTTACATCTTCACCTATCTCCAGCCGTACATGAAGGATCTGGTTCCCGCCGATGACCTGCCATGCCTCAAGTACCGCGACGACGACGGTCTGTCGGTGGAACCCGAGTGGTATGCTCCCGTCCTGCCGATGCTTCTGGTGAACGGTGCTCGCGGCATTGGCACTGGCTACTCGACCTACATCCCATCGTACAACCCCACAGTCATTCGCAGCCTCCTGCTTCGGTGGCTCAAGGACGGCGAGAGCCTTAGCTCATTCAACATGACTCCGTGGTACCGCGGCTTCAAGGGTACGGTGATTGCCCGCGATGACGGCTACGATGTCACCGCTGATTATTCATACAATCCCAAGACCAAGACGGTTACGGTTCGCGATCTGCCGATCGAGTACTGGACCTCGGACTTCAAGTCTTTCCTGGATGCTCAGTGCGAGAAGAAGGAGCTGGTCAAGGATTACACGGATACCTCCACGGACGTGGACGTGAACTTCGAGGTGATCTTGAAGGACGAGATGAGCATCCCTGAGATTGAGAAGAAGCTCGGGCTGTCGTCCCGGATCAAGCTGACGAACATGCACGCCTTCGATCGTCACGGTAAGATCCGCAAGTTCATGTCAGCGGTCGAGATTCTGGAGGAGTATGCTGCGACCCGTCTGGCTCTGTATTCCGACCGCAAGGCCAGTATGCTGAAGGAGCTGCGTGGGAAGCTCCCGTGGCATTCCAGCGTCGTGAAGTTCCTGACGCTCATGTGTGAGGACCAGATCGATCTGAGGAAGAAGCCGCATGCTGAGTGTGTGATCATTCTGGAGAAGCACGAGCTCACGGATATCCCCGATCTCCTGAAGCTGCCGTTCAGCAGCATGACCCTGGAGAACGTTCAGAAGCACCAGGCAGAGCTCGACCGGATCCGTGCTCGGATCGCGGAGATCGAGGGCACGACGCCAGAGCGGTTCTGGGTTGCCGATTTAGAGAATCTCGCCTTGTAGAGAGATAAGATAGGATAGGATGGATTATCAGAAAATTTTAGCAGGGACAGACGCTGAAGCCCGGGAGGATTATGATTATGATCCTCGGGTAGCTTTTTTGGAAACGTCCGAGTCTGGTCCCAACGTTCAGCCTCATCAGGGGAAGCATCCGCAGTTTGTGGATGCCAGTGATGCAGGTGGGCAGTCAACCATCGAAGAACTGAGCAGTCCTGGATTAAGTGGAACCCTGACATCACCCGTCCAAGCGGCTCCGGGTATGGTTCCGCGAAAACGCAACGTCATCATTGATTCGGGACAGCGGGACTGGACAATACAGCCAGACGCATATTCGAATGTTTTTTCATTGGGGACACAAATCCCCATTCAGTCGGTGGGACCGCAAACTCCGTTCTATTTCAACAATGCCACCATACCCCTAGCTGCGTGGGAAATCCCCGTTGTTCCTCCTACTATCGCATCCGGGGCTCAGGCCGCAGTTCAGACCGTACCAAACAATACCCCCCAACCGTTCCCGACAGGAATACCCTTGCCAGCCTATGTGAACACAACCAACCAGGGACTCGTACGTCCATCCTACGGTTGGAAGATCGTTCTCTCAAACAATCGGCTCGTACATACCCCCACGCCCGTAAATTATAAGGATCCTAACACTAAAGTCTTCTTTTATCCGATCTTCGATGCAAACCAGACGGCAGGTGCCCAGGTTGGTATTGATATTCAGCCGAAGCAGTATGGAACTGGTAGTTACTCGTACTCTAGTCAACTAGCACTCTCGAATGTATCTGAAATTAAGCTGACGCGAGCCATCCTTCCTGTCAGGAGCACGCAGCCGTATACCCCATCCGCCTTCTCCGATAGGATCGAGTACCCTTCTTCTATGCACTCACACGCGTACATTCTCATGACAATCGAGAACCTGAAGGGGAACTACCTCGGAGGCTCCCAGATCGTACAGCAAGCATTCACTGTTCTAACGCAGAATGCTCGTAATCATTACAGCGGGAACGGGACATACCCCGGACAGTTTTCAGACTACTACCCCTGGTCCAATGAATCGTACAAATTCGATCCACCCCTTGCCAAACTGTCGAACGCGAATATTCAACTGTACAACCCTGCGGGTACCGTGTTTTCCCAGCTTGATAATCTCAGCGTCATAGACTTTGTATTGGATACAACACGCACTGGAAAAGTCAAGTTCTTTGTCACGCAAACGACATGTAATACAACCTTCGGTAACTGCAACGCCTTCCTGGCATCAGATATTCGTGTAGGCGACGAAATCATCTTCTATACCCCTGCGATAACTCAGATCGCCGCAGACTCTAAGTGCACTCCCCAACTTTCGGCATTTATGAACCTCCTGTCGAATAACTTTATTGTGACGGACGTTTGTGGATCAGATTTTACAGTTCCGAACTCGTTCCCTCTCATTACGAATATCGGCACGTCGTTCACAGCCGTTCCGAAAGTCGCAGGGTTTGCAGGGATGTCAAACTCGGTCACCACGATATGTGGACTGGTACGTACGCTGTCGCAAGTATGCCTGCAGCAATACACTGGCGTTCCAAGCAGTCTCTCCTTTGCCGGAAACCGCACGCTGACCCAGGATTACGTGATCCCGATGATGAACTTGAACGTCCAAGCAACCTTTGTTCTGGAAGTAACAACGATGGAGCCTGACTCGAAGAATATCCAGAGAATTATCCCGAACTAAAGATAAGAACAGTAGATGCCCGGTGCTCCTCAAAATGGCGAAATCTACCCCCGCAGGACCGGCGATCTTAACGAGTATTATGTCGATACCTCCATCAGGGGTGCCCCGAAACATACTGGGTTCGTTCCGAATCTTGCGGATCCGGAGACAGACAGCACGCAGGCGTTCAAGCTGTTTTCGACGCACCACGAGGACCCGAAGCTGGCTTACGGTTCAACGTTTCAGCAGCAGGCGTTGATCCGCGTACACACTCCGACACCCGTGAACCAGGCCTTCTTTTCAGATGCGAATATTCAGAATCTCCAGGATGAGATCCGATACCGCGTATGGGAGAAGAGTGACAAGAAGCATGTCATTGACCCGCAGCGTGCCGATGATCTGAAGACCATCATGCGTGCGTACTACCTCCAGTACCAGATCAACGACGAACACAACCCGGCCAAGGAACTCAATGCACTGAACGAGCGTGTTCTACGTTACTGTGTTGACGATATCCTGGGATCTATCAACATGTGGCTCTTTAACCGCAGCCAGACCCTCAATTACCCCGACCAGATCAGCCGCCCTATCAACCCCCACATCTATGGAACCAAGGGTGCGGAATTCAAAGCGTTCTTTTAGGTCATTGACTAGTAATGAGTCTCGTGCGATTCGGGGATCGCGTGTACGGAAAACTTGATAACGACAAACTTCTTGTATGGGACGCAGGGTGGGATACGTTCCGTCCCATTGACAAGATTGTATGGAGCCCGCTTCGGAAAGACGTTCAGATTTTATACGGCCAGTTGTGTTCCGAGATCTTCGATACAAAGTACGGATTCGGAGATATGCAAGCAGAGTGTGTGGACTTCACTGACAAGTTCATTGCTGACATGGAAACTGCACCTGTCGTCGATACTATTGACGAGTTCTGGAAGTGGACAGGTCAGAAGAGCGTATGGTTCTACGACCGTATGATTGTTGTGCATCCGTGTGCGGGAGGAACGCCAAGTAGGGCAGAGTATCTCCGCATCATGAACCTCCGTGCCAAGACAGCCAAACGTATCCCTCGTCAAATCAGGGGAACACTTAAACGAAGGAAACACTAAGAGGACAAAGATGAGAGTCAACATTGTGTCCACCCATCGCAATCAGACCGGTCTGGCTCAGGATGTAGATATCCTCCAGGGGATCTGGGCCGCTGCTGATGAGACTGTGAAGTTTCGTCGTATTATGAATGCCCAGCCTGAATGCGACGAGGCAGAGATTAACGTGTTCCTGGAAGTCCTGAATCCTGTCCTGTTCACTTACGCTGCTCGGAACATCCTCATTCCAAATCCCGAGTGGACGTACAAGAGCTGGATCCCATACCTTTCCTCTCTTGACGAGATCTGGTGCAAGACGGAAGAGGCAGTAGAGATCTTCAAGGCTCTCCATCCCAACGTCAAGCATATTGGCTGGACATCGATTGCCAAGGGTATCCCTGAGAAGAAGAACTTCCACAAGGCGGCGGTCATCACCGGCAAGAATATTTTTCGTCACCCCCAGCTCATTGTTGATGCCTATTCCCTGGCAAATGTCAAGGATATCAAGCTCCCGGAGCTTCACATCATCTACGACGGAACCCGCCTAAAGGTCGATGTCCCTGAGACGTTGACAAACGTCGTGCTTCACTCGACGACCATGAAGCAGGGAGAGTACGATGCCCTTCTACAGGAATGCGGACTCGCAATCTGTTGCTCGGGAGGCGAAGGGTTTGGTCATGCCGTGAACGAGGCTGCATCTACTGGCTCTGTCCTTCTTCTTAACGATATTCCGCCATTCAAGGAGTTTGGGTACGAGACCGTATGGGTAAAGACAGAAAAGACTGTTCCACACCCCGAGTGCCTGGGCGTCATTGCCAAGACCACGCCCGAGGCAGTAGTGGAGGCACTGGTAGAGTATGCAGGGATGACGTTCAAGGAGCGGAAGGATATGAGTTCTCGGAACGCCGATCTCTACGTCGAGCATCACGCGGCGTGGACGAAAGAGATGCAGGAGTTTCTGAAAGAGTACAAGACCGAGGGTGTATTCTCGGTGGACACAGACGCCATCCCCGAGGATCAGCTGCCCGGTGTCACCATTATTACGCCGACTCGTGATCGCCAGAAGTTCATGGAGATTTGTGCGGGTGCTGTAGAATCGCAGTGTTACCCGAAAGACAAGATCGAGTGGATTATCATTGACGACGGCAAGGATACGTGCGAAGAGTTTGTGAATCACTTGCCCTACGTCCGTTACATTCTTGATTCCCCTGGCAAGACAATTGCGGCTAAGCGTAATTTCGCGGCCAGTCTTGCCAAGTTCCCGATCATTGTCCACTTTGACGACGACGATATCTATCCCCCAAACAGCATTCTGTTCCGAGTTTCTATGATGCTGCGGGCCAAGAAGGAGTGTGCTTTCTGTACCACCCTGCCGTCATACGATATCGCAAACTATACGTCGTTCATCAATGTCCCCCCAATTCGACTGCCGCAGAGCATGCGTGTATCCGAGGCCACGATGTGTTATACCAAGAAGTTCTGGGAGGAGAAGGGGTTCCCCGAAGAGACCCGGGTCGCAGAGGGACACGCGTTCATTCACGGACGTGAATCAAAGTGTATCGAGTTGTCTCCGCAGGAAATCATTGTGAGTTTGGTGCACCCCCGCACCACATCCAGTCGCAGGGCTCCAGCCATCGAGCCGAACGGGTGCCACTACGGATTCACTGATGATCTATTTACGATGCTTTCGACGCTTGGTGAGTTTCTTAAGAAGAACCCGCTTCCCCTTGCCACCTCGACGACGGCGTGAAGTCATTCGCCGGCGTCCGCCCACCTCCTTCTCCTCTTCGGCCACCTGTTCAGTCAGACGTTTGACCAAGGTCGTAAGAATCGCCTTCTTCTCCTCATTTTTCTCGGCCTCCATCGTGGCCTTCCAATACGCAAGCCGCTCCTTCAGTTCCTCCAGAGTCTCTACATCGGTCTTCTGAGTTCCGGATGTGGATGATGATTTAACAGAGCTCTCAGACTCCTGGGACATTCACTTGTTCTTAACCTACATTTTTAGCGGTAAAGCAGATGCTCTACCTAAAAAATGCTAAACAGGTATTCCTGGTTGCTCAGTGGCGGCGGCGGCGGCCTCCCTTCTCCAGCTTCTTCGACAGCTTGAGCAGGGCCTTGGCGACCTTCTTCGCCTTCGTGTGACGCTTGCGGCCACCCTCCAGCGTCTTGGGGGCATCCGCACCGGCGATCTGGGCGGCGGCCTCCTTATCCGCAGCGGGCGGCGGCGGGGGCATGTCGGCACCTCCGCGGCGGCGGCGGCGACCGGCGACCATCTCCTCACCTCCACGGCGGGAGTGGCGGCGGCGGCGGCCGGCAACGAGCTCATCACCACCGCGGCGGGTGTGGCGGCGGCGGCGGCCGCCAGTAGCGGGGGCAGCACCGAAGGGGGAGGCAGAAGCGGAGGACCAGTATCCGGACATTTGTTTATACTTCATTGGAGAAGATTTTACGCAGAGCAGGTGAGACAGTCGGGCGGCTGGGGGCGAGCCTCGGGCTCCACTGTGAACTTTTGTGCCGAGGCGACCGCCTTGGTTCGGAGGTAGTAACACCCTGTCTTGAGCCCCTTCTCCCATGCATACAGGTGCATACTCGACAACCTAGCATACGACGGATCTGCTACAAACAGGTTGAGCGACTGGGACTGGCAAACGAACGGAGACCTATCGGCTGCCAAGTTGATAATCGTCTTCATCGGAATCTCCCACGCCGTACGGTACCGCTCCTGAATGTCAGGGGGTACTCCGTGAACACCCAGAACACTTCCGTTGTTGGCGATGATAGAAGTTCGCAGTTCAGGCGACCATACCCCCAACTCTACTAGTTCAGAGATCAGGTACTTGTTGATGACGATGAAATCACCGGCCAGCACGTGGCGAACGTACAGGTTAGAAGTAAAGGGCTCAAAGCACTCATTGTTCCCGAGAATCTGAGATGTAGAAGCCGTGGGCATCAAGGCGATGGAGAGAGAGTTTCGTAGACCCTTCTTGACACGATGACGCAGAGCTTGCCAATCAAGATCTTCCGAGAGAGGATTGACACGCCACAGATCGGGCTGGAGAATACCCTGCGACGCGGGAGATCCGGCAAATGAAGGATACGAACCCTTGTCCACTGCGATATTGTAGGACGTGTGGAGAGCCGCATAGTAGATGTGCTCAAAGATACGGCGGTTGAGATCGGCGGCTTCAGGGGACGACCAGGTGATCCGCATCTTGGCAAAGACATCGGCCAGGCCCTGTACACCGATGCCGATAGGGCGGTGACGCATGTTGGATTCTCGGCACTCAGGAGTAGGGTAGTAATTGCGATCAATGACAATATCCAGGTTGCGAGCCAGGATTGCAGTATAATGCCTCAGAGCATCAAAGTCGTAGGTCTTATCCTCCTTGACAAAGCGGGTCAGGGAAATGCTTCCCAGGTTGCAGACCGCCGTCTCTTGGGAATCCGTGTACTCCATGATCTCCGAGCACAGGTTACTGGACTTGATGGTTCCCAGATTCTTCTGATTAGACTTGTGGTTGGCCGCATCCTTGTAGCACAGGTATGGGGTGCCCGTCTGGATCTGGGCGTCCAGGATCATCTGCCAGATCTTCTGAGCAGGAACCGTCTTCCGCCCCTTGCCCCCAGCCTCATACTTACGATAGAGAGCTGTAAACTCCTCACCATGAACATCTGGCAGGCCTGGGCACTCGTGTGGGCACATCAGAGTCCAGTCCTTGCCATCCTTTACACGGGTCATGAACTCATCTGGGATCCACAGGCCGTAAAAGAGATCGCGAGCCCGGTCCTCCTCTGCACCCGTATTCAGCTTGAGACGGAGGAAGTCCTCGATATCTGCGTGCCAGGGCTCAAGGTAGACGGCAAACGAACCGTTCCGCTTACCACCCTGGTTGACGTAGCGAGCCGTGTCGTTGTACACTTTCAGCATCGGGACAATACCCGTTGACGCACCGTTAGTCCCGTTGATCCGAGAGTTCTTGGCACGGATCTTGTGGACAGCCAGACCCACACCGCCAGCCCACTTGGAGATCTGGGCACAGTCGCCCAGAGTCTCGTAGATCCCCTTAATAGAATCCTCCTTGATGTCCAGGAGGAAGCAGCTGGAGAGCTGAGTGTGGTTTGTTCCAGCGTTGAACAGAGTGGGGGTTGCATGAATGAAGTATCCCCGCGACAGAGCATCGTACGTCTCGGCGATCCGACGCATGTTGGGGACATACTGAGTTGGATACCCGTAGTGCTCCGTCGCAAACTCGTCCGTGTGAATCTCAATGGCTACACGCATCCACATATGCTGGGGCCGCTCGACAACCTTACCATCCACCTTCTGTAGATAGCTCTTCTCCAGGGTCTTGAACCCAAAGTAATCAAACAACTCAAAGTCGCGGTTGTAATCAATCATATCCTGGATTCCGACCATCCTGGACACCTCGCAGATCTTCTGGGACACGATCCCCTTTCCACACAGAAGTTCTGCACACTCCTGGAATGTGGCTGGGGTATTCTTGTGATGGTTATCTATCGCGATACAGGCCGCAAGCTTACCGTAATTGGGGTGGGCACGGCCTACCATCATGGCGGCCGTCTCTGCCGCAAACTCATCCAGCTCTGACGTCTTGATACCGTCCTGGATCTGGTTACAAACCTTCTGGGCAACAATGGCCGGATTCACATGGTCGATGCCAACGGCCAACTTCTGAATCCGATGAAGTACCTTATCAAACGAGACCTCTTCTTGCCGTCCGTCGCGTTTGATGACGTACATCTTCTTACCTATATCACCCGTCATACTCTTAAACGCCTACAATATTTGTGCGGATATGCATTGACTCGAGCTCCTTGACATACAGAGCCATCGCATACGGCATCCGGAGGATTTCGATTTCTCCCTCTCCAGTGCTATCCAGCAGTCCCGTCTCCTTCTGGAATATGACTTCATGTTCGTCCGACCGTTTCATGAACGACTCTTCAATGAACCCTGAAACGCCGTGGGCTATGAGGGCATCACGCTCCATTTCTCCGATACGCAGACCACCCCCGGCGGACCGTCCCTCGAGGGGCTGGTGAGTCAGAAGAGTCTTGGATCCAGTATCGCGATAATTGATCTTGTCCTCCACCATCAGCTTGGATCGGATGTAGTACGTCGGTCCAGTGAAAATCTCCATTTCCATCATTTCACCTGTCTGTCCATTGTACATGATCTCTGAACCGTTAGGTTCTAGTCCGACCTTGCGTAGGAGCTCACGGTATTCGGTAATCTGATCGCGAGCTGTGAACGGCGTAGAATCTATCATGGCACCAAGCGAAATACCTGCACGGGTCGACATAGATTCCAGCAACTGCCCTGTTGTCATACGACTCGGCATAGCGTGAGGATTCAGGATCAGGTCGGGGCGTAACCCTTTGGCTGTGAACGGCATATCGCACTCATCCATGATCATTCCGACTGTTCCCTTCTGCCCCGCACGCGAACTGAACTTGTCTCCCAAAATAGGCTGACGAGATTCGGCGATACGGATCTTGACACCGTTCAGGGTAGTTTTTGCCTTACCTAGTCCCCGGGTGATTGTGAACATCTGAATTCCGTCCACCCGTCCACGCTGACCACGCTTTGTTGTGGTGGAGGCATCCGACGTTCCTGAAATTATACCGACTAGGACTGTGTCGTCATCCACCTCTGACCCAAACCGAATAATTCCATTATCGTCCAGCTTGGAGTAATCCTTACCGGCTTTCAGTTTCAGCCCCTTCTTTGCAGGATTCCCAAACTCGGTGTGTGTTCCCTCCATTTCATTGACCATCTCCTCTGTCACGCTGTACGAGTGATAGTAGGTAGTACGAAACAGGCCACGTTTCATGGCAGAAGCGTTGAGGATAACAGAGTCTTCCTGGTTGTACCCCGAATACATAGAGATAGCTACGATCGCGTTGAATCCGTACGGCAGGCATCCTCCGCGGCCCAGGACGTGAGGATACATCCACGTCTCGCAGATCGGCCGCTGCGGGGAATTCAAGATCAGTGTTATGGTATCGAACCGCTTGTTGAAGTTAGAGTGGTACCATGAAGCTCCCTGGCGAGACTGGGCACAGGAGAAGGCTACGCGGGGACCCGGGTTGTGGTCTGCGAACGGAATGACCGCAGACAGGGGAGAAAGGAGGAAGATCCCGTGGACTTCGGACGGCTCGGTCTTGGAAAAGGGAGTCATAGAAATCTTTAGAGTATCCGTCTCATCTGCATCCAGGAAATCAAAAATCGTACTCTTCATATCTTTCCACGCCTTCTTTGACAGAACTGTGTCTGGTGTGATCCCAGGGCGGTAGACTGGACGGTACGGCCTTCCCGCATCGGAAAACACCATAAGCTCGTTGTCTGTACGATTCCAGGAAACAGAGATCCCAGGGTTCTCGCGGCGGTAAGCCACGAGTGTCTCGTATAACATCTGGGTACTGGCTGTAATCACGCCGTACATATCTCCATTGACAAACACCTTGGTCCAGGCCGGGTTCCACCGTGCAGGGTGGATCGTCGACACGCTCTGGAAATTCGGGTTGGATATTAGTTTGCTTTTCAGTTCGGCTGTATTGCCCTGGGTGGACACGAACGCAAGGAGCGAGAAATGTTTGGTCATTCCGACATTACGGCCGTCGGGAACGTCGGATGGGCACGTAAGACCCCACGAGCTTCCGTGTAGGCGACGAGCACCCAGAGCTTTGACGGAGGGATCCATCTGAAGAATCGAGCGACGAAGCATAGATACAGTTCCCAGTCTTGAGAACCGACTGAGAATCTGCGACACTCCGTCCTTTGCCCCCCACTGCCCCTTGAATGATTTTGACAGCTCGTTCAGGAACATATTCATCTTCCAGTAGTACCCAATATTTTCACGCTGGAGCAGGGTGGCCAGGTTCTTGCCAGCATACGTCCGCTCCTCGAAGTGGAGGCGGGTATCCATTGCAAGCTTCATCTCCTTTGCCACGAGCGTGTATATACGCCTGAACTCCTGAAAACACAGGTCGCCAGATACATCGAACCGCTTGAACCGAAAATGGTCTCGGTCAGACGGCTCACGAATTCCGATCGCATTTTCAACCGCTAAACGTAGCATGAACCCTAGGGCATATGCCTTGCGACGGTAGAGGGCACCTACATCGTCGTCCTCGATGTTGGGGAATAGCATGACCTGTAGGTTGTAGAACACTTCCTCCTGTGTTCGCGTCTTGGTGGCCGCACGCAGGGTTTCCATATCCGACTCGACCACATGTCCAAGAATAATCTGCATGAATATATCGTCATATACTGTGCGGTCGTTCTCCGGTATACCCACGAGCATCGTGTCATAAACGTCCTTATCGTTAGTTAGACCCAGGAGATGGAGGACGCTGATAATTGGAACTGGGATCTTGAATCCTGGCAGGGTCACTACGGGCATTCCGCGAACACGTGTCATTCCGTAGTCTTTAATGGCGTTCTTGGTTCCAGCACGAGCATCAATCTCTTCCATGGACACCTCACGCTTGGCAGGGGGGATAACAAGGTAGTGGGAATAAGGTCCACGAGCCCCGTCGTCGGAAATAGCACGGAAGCCAGCATAGTACTCCTTTTCCTCCCCCTTCTCCTCTGTCTTTCCTCCAACCTGATCCTCCTCTGATATCGAGACAATCGCCCTGGAACCAGCGTAGAAAATGTTATTGCCCAGCCGTTCCTGAGACAGGAGAACACGCTCGCTTCCGTCAATAATGAAGTATCCTCCAAGCTCATGGTAATCTTCTCCCTGGCCGTACGACTCGTCTGGGGTCAAGGCAGACAGGTGACAGAACTTGGACCGCAGCATGAGGGGTAGACGGGCAATCGGCACCTTCTCGAACTTCGTGGTCTCCACACTATCCCCGATCTGGTACTCTACCTCGATATCCGCCAGACAGTCTAGTGAATATGTCTTGTTTTCCGTGCGGCAGGTATTCGGCATCACAGCATACTCGAGTTCGTCCAGAGGAGGACGGTACCCAATGACATCTCCGCTCTTTCCACCGATGTACACGCGAATCTCCCGACCATCGCCGAGGACAAGGCGTATCGGGTTGGAGGCCTTTAAAAAGACGGGGATACGGCGTTCAACTAGATCATTGTACGAATCCACGTGGTGCTGGACCAGGGGATTTAGAGTTGTCGTATAATACGTATTACAGACGTGTCGAGCAGCGTCCACACTCATTATACTCTTGTTAATAAATAGAAGAGAATGTCTAACGGACTATCATGCTACACCACATATTTCAAGCAGGTGTTCACCGGACCATTCACCAACTGGCTTAGTCCGGAATTTGCGTCGGGGTGCTCCGAGACCTTTCGTTTCCTCAACAAAATATTCAAGGATCTCTTCATTATCTTGATCACCACGGGGGTGTTTGCTCTCTTTGCATACATCTACCTTGTGAAGCTCCAGCCGGTGATATACGTGAAGCGTACCAAGAAGTTGAACCCGTGCCCAGACCTGTGGACGTTTGATGGAGAGAACTGTAATCCGACCTACACTACCCAATGCAATCCGTTCAATCCTAAGAACTATGATGGACACGAATGCGAAATTGCCAAGTCGTGCGGAACCGGCTGGAAAGGATTTTGTAAGTAGTCGCATAACAGTGTAATGCTGTCCGAAACATATCGACCCGAATCGTTCAGCGATATTATTGGACACTCTGAAGCCAAGCAAGTTCTATCTCTGTATCTCCGTGCTAACACTCCCTCCCAATGCGTCCTCATCTGTGGCTCCCCTGGAATCGGAAAAACGACACTGGCTCTGACAGCTGCCCGGACCCTAGGGTACGAACCTCTGGAAATCAATGCATCCAGGTATCTACGGTCTCATGACGACGTCACAACACTGCGGGATTCGTGTATGGCTCCAGTCTCTTTTACATCCTTCGTGAAGTATACCACCAACCCCCGCAAGACCTGTGTCATTCTGGACGAGATTGACGGTAGCGATCCGCACGCCCAACGAAAGGTCCTGGAATGGATCAAGGATTCCAAGCGAGTCGTTCCAATCGTGTGCACCTCCAACGAAGTCCCTGTGATTTTCAAGCGAGCTCCCGGGAACGTCACAATCCACAGATGCATGCCCTTGAATACCAGAGATCTGTACGAGAACCTACAGAAGTATACGCCCACACCGTATGCCGAATTTCAAACTATTGTCAAAGAGTGTCAACACGACGTGCGACGTCTCATGAACCGGTTTCAGTACGGAAAGTCCGATACACTGAAACAGATTCCCGTAACGGGAGACGCGATTGCTGATCTTTTTAAGCATCAAGAAACGTTTTACGGAGTACAGCCCACATACTGGGATCTTTGACCCACTGAAACCTCACGACATTCTTGGCATTGTCTGAGTTATGAATACGACCACCAAACTTCCGCTGGTCCTCGAAAATCTCGCTCTTGTTCACGGTATTATGTGCGTGACCCAGAACGAGCAAGATATCGGTGGCAGGCAACATGATCATCTCCAGGGTCCAGTCCCGAGTGAACGTTCCCTCCTCTGCCTTGTTGGCCGTCTCCAGGAAATACCGGGTCTCCGCACACTTGGCACGGAACAGGTAGGTAGCGGCGGTGGCGTGGTTGTGACCGTAAGGGCCCACATCCATCAGGACGTTCTCGCGGGTCAAGTATACTGTCATGACCGCACACCCAATAATATCGAACTTGGGATCCTTCTGCAGAGCCGCTACCGATACTCGGATCCGCTGGGGCATATAGTAATCATCGTCGTCCCAGAAAGCGATGAACTCAGGTTTCAGGACCAGGGCCTCCTTGAGACAGACATTGCGGAGAAACCCTACCGGCTTACGAGTCTTGATATGGAAATACGTTACCTTGATCCCCTCCTTCTGCTGGATGCCCGACCAGTCCTTCTCGGGGTCATCTGAGTTGTCTACGATGATCCAGTGAAGATTGGGATACTCCTGACGTTTGAAACACTCGACAGAAAAATCAAGGCAGAAACGGCGGTTGTACGTTGGGGTGCACACCACCACCAGGGGCTGGCTCACCACCGGGGGCTGTGCCATTTGTATTAGGTTGGTTGAGTGTTCGTAAATCTGCCCGACAGACTGGGCACTTAGTACTTATCGCAAACCACGACTGAGCACACCGGCGATGGAGGGCGTGATGATTTGTGGAAGATACTCCGTCACCCAACGCAGGTCCAGGACACAGAGTATGAATAGCGGCTTCGGTCGTAATTCCCTCCTGGCAAATACAGCACTGATCCTGCTCGGCTACATCCGGGGGGTTCTCGTAGTTCCGCGTACCTGCCGCAAACTCCTCNGTGGTCAGCCCCACGGTCACCGCGTCCCAGAACTGGTTCTGGTTCTGACCCTGCCCCAGGCCTACCGTCGCATCGCGACCAAAAAGCAGCTGGACAAGGTTTAGAGGAATATCAAAGTTATGTGCCAGAGGCGGGAGAGGTGCCCGTGCCCTGGGAGCAGGAGCAGGAGCCGCAGTCTGAGTAGAAAACTGGGTGAGGAGTGCCAGCATCCGGTCCTCGTTTGTTAGGAATGAACGCATAAGATGGTAAGGAATCACCGAGTGCCGACGAAAAAACGCAGCACGGGCATAGGTAATATCTCCGAGAGTCTCAATCATTTGCTGACTCATTTAGCTACTTGTATGATGATATTACTTCTTTTTAAACCAGTTATCGAGAGGACCCGTGCGAGAGGCACGAATGATGTTCTGGATATACTCCGCCTTGAGAAACAGCAGGGAATCCAGCTGCTTCTCCTTGTGCTTCAGAACTCCCAGCATAGCCTCCTCATCTTCGGCTCCATCGGCAATCATTCCATCGTACATGGATTTGTACGAAGGCCGGGGCTCGCGGTATCCTGGCAAGCTCTCGATACATAGAGCGAACAGCTGGGCTACGGGGTTCTGGATCTGGTTGGTAATATAGAACTGGGAGTCCAGCTTCAGCTTCTTCTCCACGATATATTCTGGGGTCTCGATCTTGTCAGCCTGGAGTTTCTTGTCGGTTTGGATGTAGACGTATCGGAGACGCTCACCTACCGACGGAGCATTCCCTGGATCCCGCTTCGTGATCCTGTCTGCCAGGATCCGATGAGCAGGGACAGTCGCATGACCCGTGTATCCCTCTGCCATGGCCTTATAATCATCCCGCAGCTGCTTGGTGATCTCAAACTTTTCGATGGGAAGCTCGGACTTCATGACCTTCACCAGCATGGTCTTGACAAACTCCGCGGCCTTCCCAATATCCCGCTCCTCCAGGATAATGTCCAGGGCACCTCCATACACGTCCTTGACAATGGGTGCGTTATCCCGCCGCCGCAGGACGATACCCATGGACGCACGCTTACACTTTGTAGGGTCCTCCTCGTACTTCATTCCGACGTACCGCTTGCGACAGAACAGAATGAACGGGTAGAACGTCTTCTCGTACCCGATTACGAACGCTGAGTGCGGGCATCCAGCCGTGATCTTCGTGGCCGCCTCCTGCCCTGCCGCGATGGCTCCTGGGAGATCCTTTCCGGGAAACTTGACGAAGATGGAATCCGTGTCGCCATACACCACCTCCGCCCCATCCTCCTCGACTGTTGACTTGGCGAAGAGCAGGGACCGACGACCCACTGCAGTTGTGCATGCAGCAATACACATCTTCCGGATGGGAGATGTCCGCGACCCCAGCTGGCCGTAGATGGAGTTGGCAACCACCTTATACGCCAGCTGAAGACCGTTGTATACCGACTTCTGGGCATCGTCCAGCTTAGGATCCTCCATCTTCTTCCTAGCCTCCTTTCGCTTCTTCAGCATGATCTGGAGAGCCGTGGGGATCAGGCCAGTGGACAGAGGCTGGTCTGGAGTAGCCTTGATGTACGTGCACTTACACGTCTGCCCGTCTTCGGTATACGACACCTCGCGAGTTTCCACCTTGAGGGCCTTCATCTGCTCGACCGTCATCCCTTCATGCGAGACCAACTTGGTCCCACTGTAATTCTTCTTGCACACCAACGTATCGGGCGACAGGTTCTCACCGATCATGGAGGAAGGGTACAGACTATTGAAATCCAGAACAGCTATGGGAGTATCGAGGTACATCCCGATCTTGGGCGAGATGACGATTGCACCCTCATACCCGATTCCCTCACCGTCCAGGGCCTCTTGCGTCTGGAGAATCTGATTCCGCTTGGACGCCTCGTAGGCCACCCGCGAGAAGATCTTGATACCCTGCCCTCGCAAGAACAGGAACTGCAGGGGGACGAAGCAGACGTCCGCCATACCGCGAGAATTCGTGAGAGTATCCAGCTTGGACATCAGGGTCAGGACAAGGTCGCAGTCCTGGATACAATACTTCGCAATCACCGCTCGGTCCTTCGCTGTCCCGCGGTGCATCCGGAAGATATCCTGCGGCCCAATGTCGTCTTTGGTGAACGACCACTCCAGCGTCTTCTTCTCCTCCACCGAGAGATCACCAAACAGCCCATCGGCATCAATGGTGAAGGTGTTGTGTGTCAGGGACTTTACCAGGAACTTGCGACCCTCCTGGTACGGATTGGAGGTATTTCCCACCAGATCAAAGCATACGTAGTTTCCGGCGTACAGACCACGCGTGGTCTTGGTGTGGACTACGTTTCCTTCAAATCGGACAACCTTGTCGCGGAGGAAGGTTGAGGCCACGTTATCGAGCTTGTAAGAGTCCAGGTTGTGCTCGCGACGCATCGAGAGCAGGAGATCGATGGTGAGACGCCCCGGAGTTTTGAGGTACTCGACCTCGTACTTCCCCGATGCCAGATCAAACGTCTTCTTCTGAAGAATATCGCCCCAGATCTGACCTCGGGCCAGATTCAGGTTCATTCCACAGATCCTGGCACGAGTGGCCAAGAACTTGTCGTCGAAGCCGTAGGTGTTGTACCCACAGATGATGTCGGGGTCCTCCTGCTGGACATACTCCATGAATCCCTCGATCATATCTGCTTCCGTCTTGTAACCCCTGAACTCCACAGAGGGGTCGTCCGACTTGTCCACGCTCGGCCAGACAAACACCTTGCGGGCAATCGACTTGGTCATAGCGTTAGACCAGCGGGTCGTGATACCGATCTGGATGACCGGATCCTTGTCGGGGACCGGGAACTGACCGCTCTCGGACATACACTCAATATCGTAGGCCGCCACCTTCAGGGGAGTATCGGCACTCGGTTTGCTCTTGATGTTTGCGACCTCTACGTACCACGCCTTCTCCAGCCCCTTGATTGGGGGGCCCGCCACAAACGTCACCGGAGACGCCGGGGCAATCTCGTAGTCATGGTAGAATCGGAGGAGAGGAGGAAGGTTGGCCTCGTAGACTGTATATATGTGCTTCCCCTCTTCTCTGGCATCCTTGGCAGCCTTGGTGGCCGTCCGGAAATCCTTCATGGATTCCACCTCTACCTTCTGGACTTTCACGGCCTCAAAATTCTGGAAGCCGGCGAACACATCATACTTTTCCATGTGCGTCACCTTGATCTTCGAGATTCCATGCTCTTCCGTCGCAAAGTCGTACTCGGACGCCACGTAGAAATAAGGCTTGAACCCGCGGACTCTGAGAAGGGCTGAATACCCCTCATCAGTGCGTCCATAGATATCAATCACATACTTACCATATTCATCGTGCTCAATCCAATCACAGGGAGAAAGAACTGACATATTGTTGATGCCAAAGAAGGAAGCCGAGAAAGTTTATCCGTTTTAAAGAATAAGTATGACATCCCAGGAACCGCAGACAAATAACCCGCAGCAGTGGTTTTATGCTCCGACTCGTCAGAAGAACGATACAGTGCAGCAGAACTACGATGCCCGCGATAACCAGGAGCAGCAGGACTACTACCTATCTACTGCCCGCCCTCCGCCCGAGCCCTGCCAGAATTTTGACCCCGTTGCCGATTTTGCCTCTGCCTTCGTCACGATGAACTACACAGGTAACTTCGGAAACACAGCTGCCGGTGGCTGCGACGTGGACTTGTACTCCCGTCTAGCCCTGGGCGACCCGGGGACTCAGCGTCTCAAGGGACACCAGCAGACCTTTGCTCGCCCCTGGGCTACCACCCCAAATATGGGCGGCGGTGCACCCGTGTACAACAAGGATACAGAGAGCTACCTACAGCAGAGTGCTTCCATTCGCACCCGCAAGGAGTGCTCTACCGTCTCAGACAAGTTCTTCCCTCAGCAGTTTGACCCTCTCATCCCGAGCGTCCGGGAAGAAATGAAGGATGTAAACAATTTTGTCCAGTCATGGTCTCGCGGCGGCGACCCCACGCGTCTTGTTCGTCAGAAAGCTGTCTATGAGTAAATAAATGCGAATTGTGTTCTTTGCACAGTATATGCCCGACCCATGTGGAGCGTATTTCCACGACGTTGCTATGGCGAGAGAACTACAACGTCGCGGACATTCAGTTAATTTTGTGACTATGGGCAAGCCGCTTACCGGAAAGCAGGGTGCTTATCGGGGTATCCCGTGGAAGCATTACACCATGTCTGAGGGTGAACTCAACGGTGCGAACATCTGGTGTTCGCCCCACTTTCCGTTCTTGAAGCTTGTTCGGAAGATCAACGAACGGTTTCAGAAGCCGATCCTAGTCACGATGCATTTTGGAGAAGATACTGATAGTGTTCGTGATTTTCCCCGCCTTGGAAAGTGGACGGAGATACTCTGGGTTATTTCGGACCACATCAAGCAGCATGTTGAGAATACCATTCCCCTGTCCCCAGTGTTCAAGCACATTGAGAGCACACGCCCCATGATGCTCGAGAACGAACTGAAGTTTCAGGAACGTGGAACTCTTCCGACAGGGGACTGTATTACCATCGTAAACGCCAATGTTCTCAAGGGACTTGGCATCTTTCTTGAGCTTGCTCGGCGGTTTCCCGACAAGAAGTTCCTGGGAGTTCGTCCGTACTACAACAAGATCAACGTCCCTGAGAATATTCAGAATATCGAATGGATCAATATTCAGGAAGATATTCGCACTGTTCTTCAGCGTACGCGTATCATGCTTGTTGGATCCATGTACGAAAGCTGGGGTCGTGTAGCGTTTGAGTCAATGTACAACGGAATCCCTGTTCTGCATACCAAGCCGTTTGAGCGGACAGATTCTCGTGCCCGTCCGTCGGGGTCTACCGAGGGAATGTGCGAGTGGATCAAGGATACTCAGTTCGCGTGCTCGTATGATACGATAGACGACTGGGAAAATGCTGTCAAGGCTCTTGATGATCCTGAGACGTATGCATCCTATTCCAAGAAAGCATACGACCGGACGTATGAGATGGACGTTTTCAGCGATATCAGCAACGTCGAACGGAAGCTCATAGATTACGCAAACGCGTACCCACCCCCGGCAGATTTGAACGGAAAGGCTCAGATTATGGCAAAGCAGCAGCCGGGGGCTTCTCTGCAGCTTCGGATGCCAGTCGCGGGGGGTAGTGCGTTGCCTTTCCGCGGAGGTCGTTTCTCGGTGAGGCGTTGAGCATCTCCGCCATCAGCCGCCCCTGCCTGATTCGCTCCCGCGTTTCGTCGTCGTGGCCGTCATCAATTTTTGGAGTTGGAGGAATGTACTTTGTTCCCGTGATTGTGGGAACCACTGCAAGTTCTACGAGTGCAGAGATGACGTCCCCGTCCTGCTTGATAAGCATTGCCTTAGCATCGTCGTGGGTGGCTCCAGAATAATCCACAACCATCTGAATCTTCTCTGGGGTACTTGTCATATTTTATGTATAGTACATAAAGGCTCAAAATGAAATTCATCGAGAACCTCTGCCCCCCGGCTCTCCTGTATGCTCTCTTCCTCGCCATCCAGCTTGGATTTGATGTTGCCGACTTCGCCTTTGTAACCGCGGGCACCAAGCTCCTGTTTGGTGGTGCCACAGTGTTTATCCTGGACCTCCTGTGCCGCCTGAACCTCGGTATCGTTGCATGGTTCATCATGGCCGCCCCGTTCATCATCACAGCCCTCGCCACGTCGATCGCCATGGGGCTTGAAATTGATCGCGTTGTGTTCACGCAGCCCTTCTAATTTACACATTGGCCCGTTTGTACTAGAAAATGCAGCGTCTGGCCGAGAACGCCCTGAATCATATCCTTTACGGCCTCGTAGCAGTCTACGCGGCGGTAGAGCGTTGCTGTGCTCGTCGCACGCCCACGTATCTTACTGCAGGTTGGGAGGCGGTGAATCTGGAAAACGGTTCATCGTCGTTTTCTAATGAATATCATTCGATCAATCGGGTAGATGCCGACGTTGTTCTCCACCACATCCGGAAATACCATGGGTTTCACGCGTCCGATCGGATCGTTATTCAGTGGACCAAGGAAGCTGGACGGGGATACGAGCTTGACAGCGTATTTGATGCACCTATCCCCCCATGGTTTTTCATTGGGTACATTGACGAGACCGGCAAGACTGTGGACTGTACAGAAAGCATGAGTCGTGTTGTCGTGATCGGAAACCGTATTACGGCTTCGCTTCTTCAGTACCTTGAGCCCTCATCCAAGGGCGGAAAGTGGGTGTACGTGAACCCCAAGACGTTTGACCAGGTGGAATTTCCTACCGCAGGTATTCTAATTGAGGGAGGAGATGCCACCACTTCCCCCGAGTCTACGAAAGATGATTGATCATCCAAACCACGCAGATGTGGTATGGAAGTACATGGAGATCGACAAACGAATTCGACCCGTACAGTTTATGGATCATCTGACAGTATACGCCAACCTCTTCATTCAACCAATTGGACACGTACTCTTCTGGGGGTGCTACTTCTTCTTCCCCGCCTTATTTGTCTACCTCGGAGGAACCCTGGAAACTACAACCTTATCCATCGTCCTTTATGCTATCTCATCTCTCCAGGTTCTCTGGAACGCTTTTGCGGGCTGGAGCGACGTGGTAGAACACTACCATCTCGGCACAACCCTTCTGACATGGAAGATCCTGACCCACAGTCTCAGTCTTCCCCTTATTAAAATTAATTCGCCGGATCCCAATCACCAGTACTTCAAGTATGCGGCAGCGGTCTCACTGCTTCAGAACCTCGGTTAGATTTCCACCGAACATTCCCTGGAAACTCTTGATGAGCTCTGCTCCCTGCTGGACCTGTGGTCCCAGGGACGAGAGCGTCTCCACAAGCTGCTTCTGTGTCTCCATCAGCTCCTTCGTATCGTCCCGCATCTGCAGAACCTGCTCCGGGTTCAGCTTCTGGAATGCGTGCAGAACCGTGGTTCCCGCATCCAGGTGCGAATCCTCGATCTTGGACGACTTGGAGGTCGAGTGAGGCTCGGGATCGCTCTTCTTCTCATCCTCCTTCTTCAGCTTCTTCTCCTCCTTCTTCTCATCGCTCTCAGAAGGGTTCTCGTAGTTCTCCTTCAGAGCTTGTCCGGAAATAAGGACAACTCCAGCAACCGTGGCAATACCCAGCGTCACTGCGGCAACGAGCGGCATGCGGACGCCATAACCGACTACGGCGGTAATCAGAACAAGCCAGACGGCAAGGTATCCTAACTGCCTCTGCACAAGGAATACGATGGTCACCAGCAAAAGTAGAGATGCAATGGCAGTGTCCACGTTTGCCTTCATTGATACTATAGTAGAATTTAAACAACCTGATATACGGGGCTTCCGACGGGAACTGTGTCGGCAGTTCCAGCGACGCCGGACCCGTTAAATGTGTATCCGGTGCGAGGCTGCTGGAGAGCCAAGATCGAACCGTTATTCACAACCTGATTCGATCCTCCGCGGTAGCTACGCCGACGACGACCGGCCACCGTCTTACGCCGGCGACGACCTCCCGACATATTGTTATTGCCGCCGCGTCCCTGAAGATCGGCACCGCAGTCGCTTCCCATGTTGTAATTCCACTGGGGGTTTCCGGCATTCGGGCCTCCGACGTTCGAGAGGAGGGATCCTCCGAAACCGTAGCCTCCGCCACGCTTAACAGTAGTCCGGCGGCGGCGACGACCGGCTGTCTTCTTTGTGTGCTTACGAACCATTTGTATTGGACAGAGACTAGATTCTCGGGGTCCATGTTCCATCCTCGTTCTGAACGCACTCCAGGGTAAACACCCTTCCCAACGCCCTCAACTGTTTTGAGAGTGACATAGTTCTCACGCGAAGGTACCCTACATCGGCAACCTTGTACACATCCGGAATATCGGTTGCCACAATCTCGTACTTGTCCGAAACATCTGGCTTGGATTCAATGAAGATACCCTTTTCGCCGTGGGCGTCTGAATAGTACTCGTGCCCCCGAATTTCAACCGCATTCTCACGCAGATCTACTTTACGCGACTCGAACTCCGGACACGGGGTATACGTAGCCTCGAACGCTGCCTTCAGAAACGTAGCCCGCTGTTCAAACGATCGGGTCTTGAACATCTGGGTTCCATTCCACATCCACACATCTGCAATGTACACATGTGTGGAGGTGTATTCGACACGCAGAATCGTATCTTCAAAACACCTTTCGTCCCATACAACTCTGAAAACTTGTGGAGTAGCATTATCCTTTCGCTGTACCCAGAATGCGATCGGCTTGGATGAATCGTCGCGAGTTAGGCACAGCCAACCTGGCATCCCGGTTGTTTGGGGAACTTTGTATGTCATGGACGAAGTCGCCGTTCCTTGTCGTGTCATACGCATGACCGGATCCCATCCGTACAAACTCTTGAGCCGATTCATTGTTTACCTATACCAGTTCTGTCAAAATCACTCCTTAGCTCTTGCCACCTGACCATCCGACCTTATCAACTTCCCGGGTCTCGATTGGCGGAGGAAGCTGGGCGTCTGCCTTGTTGGACTGCACCATTGGCAGGGGAAGAGCGGCGTATGTCGGAACGTTCACTGTCTGAGACTGAGGGGGCTGAGTAGGAACCTCGACACGCGGGGGGAGAATGATGGGCGGCGGCGGGGCAGGGGTCGGATCGGGGGGTATGATTGCCGGCAGGGGCGTGCGGTCAACATACACAACCTTCGGCTTGGGCGGCTGGATGATCCTAGCAATCCAGAACACTCCGATGTGGAGTACAACAACAACCATAACCGTCGAAAATGCGAGGTAAACAATATCGGAGATCTCCATGAGTTATTCTATCAAAAGTTTTGTAAGACCTAAAATTAAACACAAGACATGTCAGATCCCGTAGCTGCTCCCGCCCCTGTTCCCGCCCCGGCCGAGGTGGTGGCTGTGGCGAAGGCCGCGGCCGTCGACCTTGCTAACCGGTCTGAGCTCCTGAAGTTTGTTATCAAGAAGATCGCCGAGGTGGAGATCCTCGCCGACCGTTCCGATGAGGACAAGGCGAAGTTCATCGTCGATGAGGTGAAGAAGGCAATCCGCGAGTCCCCCCTGTCCGAGGAGCAGAAGACAGAGCTGTACGGGTGGTGCGATGTGTCCCTCCCCCACGTCATTGAGGCCGTCAAGCTCGTGAAGGCCGAGGCCGGGAAGGTCGTGGGCGTTGCCCTGGCTGAGGTCCGGAAGTGCTGCCCGTCGTGGTTTGCGAAGAAGGCTGCGGCGTAAACAGATCAGTATTCTCTGAAAATGAGCCGTCCGCATACTTTTGCACCCTGACTTCTTCCCTGTAATCAATCCGATCCAAAACATTGGGGTACGGAAGCATCTCAATCTTTACTGATCCGTCAGCCTGAGGATGAAGGGTTCGGCACGTCCTTTCGTGTGGATTCAAACACTGGGTTCCACACCAAAGAAAGCTAGTTGTATACGAAATCGTGGGTTTCATGTAAACCATCCCCACCTTCGTGATACGGTACATTTGTATACCTGTTCGCGATGTATTTAAACTAAACGTACATCAGGCCCAGGGTGACAGCGAAAAAGACGAAGGCGTGGACCATCAGACCGAATCCGGTAGGCACGCCACTCTCAAAGATGCGGAAGGTGGTATACGGCCCCGTCACGGAGGTCACGAGTCCATCCATTACGCGGAATGTAATGGGATTGGCGATGATGTAGAACAGGAGACCCTGGAAGGCCGAGATCTGGAGCTTCTGGACATCGGTGGGTGCAGGCATGCTTATTACTCTCTAGCTTGGAAAGTATTGCGGGTGGCCTGTATCGTCTCCAGCAGCTGCGGAATCTTCTGAAGAACCGCCGATATCTCCAGCTCGTTCCTTCTTGCGGGTTCACGGGAATCTACGGGTTCGGTGACAAAGGATACGGCCGTCAAGAGAAGGGGCTGCCGGGGTTTCGCGAGCTTGGGCTCCCATCGCAGGCAATAAAGTTTGTAGAGAGATTCCACGTACGTATTGGAGTGGGCGTTGATGACATCCCAGAACATCCACACTAGTCCCCTGGAAAACTTGGAGTTTACATAAGGATTGCGTCGCTCCGCACATAGAAAAGGCTGTTTCGTCCGCTTCTTCTGTTCACGAGCATACGTCATGATCCAGGACATCCAGTAGAGAGACCGCAGAAAATCTCGGGTTTGTATCGAAAAGCAGAACTCGTTGAAGGGGATTTTTAGTTCGAACGGATCATCGGCCTTGACAAAGGGCAGGCACGAGGCTTGGGAGGTGGCACGGAGATTTTCCCTTACTGTCTCGGGCTGGAAATCGTGGAGGGGTTTGATAGTGGGCAGAGAAATGGGTTTCTGTTTCCTGGCAATTGCCAGAGCCACCGCGGTCTCACACACCAGAGTCCTGGCTACCTCGTGGTTCCTGATATCCGTCATGGTATGTACCGAAAACATCTCTTCGATGGACGAGAACCGTTCGTACTGCGAGGTCAGGAATGTAAATATATTGGGACAACGGTGGATGTAAAGAGCTCCCGCCTCAAATAGGGTGTTCCACAGGGAATGGACCAGACCGGAACACAAGAGTTCCAAGGTCCAGTAGCACGCATAGTCTGCATGTCCCAGCTGAATGCTCTGGAGAAGGGATTTATGTGCGAGAGTTCGCGAATGTCCAGAAAACGTGAATGTCTGGAAATCTGCGACTGTTCTGTTGTCTGAGATCATTGTTCTCTCAAAGAAGTTTAGAAAGTGTAATATACCGAATCCGCCCCAGAGTAAATCAACGTCAAAAGCCCACCAACTGCAAGAGTTGTTGTTGATATCCCAGTTGAATTAAAGAATCCGCCGGAACATGCTAGCGTAATCGCTGCTGTCGAGTTATTCTTGATAACCCAGTAGCTTCCCTTGATAGGTGCATCTCCTGGAAGAACCACGGGGGCTTCGCACAGCATATTGAAATACGTAGAACAGTTTGACGTCGACAGTTCGAATGGGTTGCCGGCAGTAATACACACCACATTGATCGTACTGGCAATTGGACCCCCCACTGTCAGACCATAGTTCGGATTAGGGACGCATCCTATGCCCATAACGTTATTTGATGTATCGACCTGAACCGCCGGAACCCCTACCTTCGTTGAGTACACAAGGAACGTATTGGGGGTGTCGGGAGTATACCCCCCTGAATTACGACCGATAAACACCGAATTGCTCATAGTATTATTCACACCTGCCCTCTCGCCGATGTACACACAGCTATTCGCAGTCGATCCCTCTCCCGCTGAAAACCCAAGAGCCGATACGAGCGACCCCCCGTTCCCAACGAGCGAACGCATACCCATACCTACATTGCTTGAACCTGTCTGGTTTATCCCCGAGAATTCCCCGATATTTACATTGTAGTTTCCTGTATTGGTCTTGGCCGCGTTAATACCGACTGCCACCACATTTCGTCCAGTGTTTTTAGACCCCGCGTTCAGTCCGATCGCCGTCAAGTACGCTCCAGTTCCCAAATCTCCAGCACCCGGACCAAACGCTACGGCCCCCGCGGCAGATGATACACCTCCTAGACACAGGCTGCTTATAGTCGCGTTTGTGGATACAACAATCCCATTTATAGATGAAACACCAGATAGCGTTGAGATCGTTGTAGTTCCAGATACCACAACACTTCCGATTGTGGCCTGTTCCGATACAGCTAGAGTTTTCGATTCAAGGGCTCCTGAAACAGCAGCGTCCATGAACGTCGCATACGACCCACCCGCATTCAGGGTGGGTCCAGTCAACGTGATTGTTCTAACTACCGTATCAGCGAGCGTGGTTCGTCCGTTCACATTGAGAGTCTTGGATGCAGTTAATGAAGATACCACTGCAGTGGCGTTCGACGCATTCAGGGTGTTTCCTTTGATGGCGAGAGTCTGTACAGTTGTGTCTGAAAGAGTGGACTGTCCTCCAACAACCACATCTGCCGATACACTGAGGAATCCTCCAACTGCTACATCGGCAGATACCCCAAGTCTCCCAAACGAAGCTGTTGTTGCGGGTGCCGTGAGAGTAGGACCGTTCATGACGAGGGATTGGATTATTGTGCCCCCTCCAACAGTGATATCGTTGGAGGTGTTAAGAGCTGATACAGTCACTACAGCCCTCGGTGCACTCAGAGTATTTCCGTTCACAAAGAGATCCTGTGTCGTTGTAGTTGCTCCCGACAATACAGCGTTTCCTTCCACTAGAACATCATTTCGTACCGTCAGAGATGATAGGGTTGCAAGGGCATTTGACGCAGTGAATACCGACCCGCCGAGGTGTAATGTTTCCAGTACGGTGGGTCCAGATACCATCAATGCGTTGTGAATCGCGAGGGCAGAGAGAGTTGTCTGGGAAGACAGGACATCAAGTGTGCCTCCAACAACCAACGAATCAGTAACGCGTGCAGTCTGAAGTGTAGCATTTCCTGAAATATTTACATCATGGTACACGCTCAGTGATGATAGGGTTGATTGACAGGACACGGCTTCAAGTGTACCGTTGACAGCCAAAGATTGTACACAGGTATCCTGCAGCGTAGTGCGTCCAGCCACGCTGAGAATGTCGTTGTAGACTATGAGACTCGATACCGTTGCTACCGATACCGGGGCGTGGATAGATATTCCTTCAATCTCCAAAGATCGAACCGTTGTGTTGCCCAACGTAGTGTACCCAGAACGGTTCACAATATCCCGATAAACCTCAAGATCGTTATAGACTGTGAGAGATGACAGATTTGCCCGGGTAGAGGGTGCGTCAATTGTTGGTCCACGCACCATCAAGGTGTTCACTGTTGTCTCTGCGAGCGTTGATAGCCCCACGACATCAAGTGTTCCTGAAATCTGAGCGGACGATACAGTTGCCACTGCATTTGGTGCAAAAATCAAAGGTCCAGTCACATTGATAGAACGAACATCAGTGTCTGCAAGAGTGGTGCGTCCACCAACGACCACGGCCTTCGAGACGATCAGAGACGATAGGAAGGCGGCCGCAGAAGGTGCGTGGAGGCTAGGTCCAGTTATTGTGAGAGACCGGACAGTTGTGTCTGCAAGGGTTGTTGTTCCCCCTACGGTCATGTCCCCAGACGCTGCTATCGACGAAAATGTAGCAGGGCCATTCACGGCGATACCTGCAAGTGCTGTGATGTTGTTTTGTACGGTGAGTGTCGAATTCATAAAGGAAGGACCGTTGACGTTTAGGGCGTAGTCCCCTGGAGACGTTCCGACTCCCAGCGTTCCATTCAAAAGCGTGTTTCCGCCAATCAGATTGCTGGTGGTTTGTAAGTTGCTGATGCATCCAGCGTAGAGTGAAACCCCTCCAATAAAGTTGCCAGCATACCCCGGAGTCATAATCGCACCATTCGAAAGTATACTTATGTTTCCGTTGCTCAGCATTCCATTGGTTATTGACCACCCACCGATCGAATTGGGTGCTCCTGTGCCCGTACGTATCGACCCCCCACCAAGTTGCACACCCGCGATATTATACGCAGGGGCATTGAACTTCCCAATAATCGTTCCGTGAACCACAAGAGTTCCAAATACGTTTGCGTTTTGCATGTTCGTCGTTCCAGTCGACGGATCAAAGGTCAGTGCCGGGTTTCCGTTCGCCGTATGCCTATCATGGAATATGATCTGACCAGGGTGTCCTGCCAGCGGTCCCGTAGGTCCTGTTGCACCCTGTGTCCCCTCCGTGGCCATTCCCGGATGCCAGTATGCCGAAATACCGTCTGAACACATCGTTAGGAAGTACCCTACCGGACCAGGCCCTTTAGGGTATTTAACACCGTTCAACTCACGCAGGTTGTAAATACAGTTATTGGCCATGTTAATATGCGGATGAGGGCCACCGGACGTGATCATCGTCGTCCCGCCGCCTCCCATGATTCTGTACTGTTTTTGAACTCGCATGCTGTTCATAGTGGATGGACGCTATTACTTAGAAAAGTAGACAAGATATTGGTACTCATAACCTATTGGTGTCATGTCCACCATTTCATGACGTGTAAACCCCGATGAACGAACAATATCCAGCATTGCCGAAATTCCAGGCATAGTCAGTTGATGGATGTTCTCGCGGTAAGAATGTGGATCACTGAACTCAAACACCTCTTCAAACCTAGCCTTGTCCGAATCCGGATCTTTGACGAACCGGCTCTTGTACTTGAACTTGTCGAAGAACACATCTGAATCAATGACACGCTCATCGCTATACCGCTGTACCGAGAACGGACCGAAAGGAGACGCAACGTCCAGAATTGGGTCGAACTTGTTAGGGTCTACCAGATGAATCACAAATATTCCACCGGGACGCAGCCATGAGTAAATATTATCGAGAATCATCTTGGCGTTCTGGAACTGGTAGATCGAAAAGTAAAGCATCATAGCGTGGGAGAACGATTTGGGGGCAAACGTTTCTGCCCGAGCAATGTCCCCCTTGTAAAAACGAGCACTCTTGCACTTCTCCCGAGCCTTCTTCAGCATGGGCTCCGACGCATCAACTCCCACAATCTCGATTCCTTCGCGGCACAGCCAGTCGATATGAGGCCCGCTGCCGCAGCACACATCAAGGAGCTTGATCTCGTCCTTCGGCCACTCCGACAGTGCATACTCCTTGATCGACGCCTTCTCGAACGAAACACGTTCTGGCGTGGTAAACAGCTTGTCGTAAACATTTGCATAGAAATCGTCATAGATCTCAGCGAAGTCCTCGTGTGTGTCGGTGTCTCCATCCTTCTCCCTCTCGTTGTCGAACATCTCGCGGTGGACAGTGTGTAGTTGTGATAGCAACAGAATTGCAATGGCCACAAGGGCTATTAGCCAATATGCTAAACTTCCTTCCATCCTCTCTTGTATCTATGTAAGAAATGTGGGAGACACTTCCAATCCAACGTTCCCCAGGGCGAACAGGAACAATGATCGATAGAGATTTTGTATACGATCCACACCCCGAAATAAAGACCGACTTATGGAAGAATGTTCCCAAAAATGTACAGGAGTGGTGCTTTTCTATCTGGAAAGATGAGTTCCAACTTAGACGCCCATCTATGGGCGATAACGACGTGCTTGCATGGATTCCACGCATCGGAATCTTAGCTGCAAAACGCGGCCACTGGATCGGAACCGATAAATCGTTCTTCGCGGTCGCAATGTGTTTCAATTACGTGGATCGTGGCCACCGGGGGCTGGGGTGGTCAGGGCGTATGATCACTACGTTATGCAGAAAAGTGACTGATCTATACGGACCCACCCCTTTCATGTTCGAGATACATAATATAGTACCCTCCGGTCTTCAGTCCGTTGAACCGTACCTGACGTTCACATACACGTGGTTCCCATTCCTAACCATTCAAGTTCCACCGAAGTGGACATCAATACCCCTGACAGAATTCAAGAGTATGCCTGGATTTCACCCCAACGAAATGGTTGGGTATCTGGCATTTCAATATAACGGTAACAGAATCCTTCTGGATCCTCATAACGATATTGTTTTCTACGACGATCTTGTGTCCCTCTACACCTTTGACGGCCTCCAACTTTCTGGTGCTTACTGTCGCATCTTTTCTCCGCTGGGAACATCTAAAACTTACCTTGCGAACTTGTACTTTGATCAGCCGTCGTCCCTACAGACATTCATGTTGTCTTGTTGATAGGACTTAATCCGGGGCTCGAAATCTTGATGTTTGGTAGTCCTGGTTGGGTATTGTAGTACGAACTCTGCCATAAACTCCCGAATCCCGTGAACGCTATTCCCGACTTCCTGAGAACAATGACCAGCATCAGTAGAATGAGAATAGCAATGAAGACGTCCAAGATGGTCGCGAATGACGAAGGGAAGCTCGCGAAGTATGCTACCATCGGATTATCTGTCAGTGGAACCGGAGTTGCAGTTGTAGGATCTGTGAGCTGAATGTAGCGATTGAACGCCCCGATCTTCTGGAGTTTCTCCGACAGGAGATTTCCCAGGAAATCGATATTTCCCATTACGCTGTCTTTTAGTGACGACTGTTTGTTACGAATGACGGCGATGGAGTCCGTGTACGCTGCCTGGACCGCACTTTGGTTGTCCAAGTCATCATACTGCTGGCGGTAAGCGTCAAGGACAGGATTCATCTTCTTGTCGACAATGACCTTCCGTTCCTGATCAGCCCATGCAGGTCCGTTCTTCATGCTGTAGTAACGGAACCGAAGCTGTTCGAGTGTCTCGGGGTCAACATCGGGGTTCTGAGCCGCACGATTATACGATTCTTGAGCAGACTGTAGGGCCCTCGGATCATCGGCCCAGTCCGACAGGGACTTGTCGAGCTTTGCCTTCAGATCTTTATCTGTCATTGTTTACTTACAGCAAAGGAAATTGCGAACCCGAGACCCACAAGCATACCTACAATCGCAATGCTCATATTCGCAAAGGGAGGTAGCACGAGACCTAGAACAAAATAGGACAGCAGGACCAACGCAAGAGTGATCGTGATCGTCTGCAGGATTTTCATCTTATAGTCCGATGAGGGGGCTCCCAGTGTCTGGATCTTCCGCTTTATCCGATCACGCTCCGCTGCCGTATTCTCACGCTCTTCACGGATATCTGAAATCTTCTTGATCACAGTGTTGGCCGCCTGCTTTACCTTTCCAACCTGAATTTGTGCGTCCTGTGTGCTGGTCGCCGTTCCCAGAGCATTCACGTCGCTGTCCATTTGAGAGAGGTACTGCCGCGTGTCTTCTAGAGCCCCAGAGTGATCAATGCTCCCCGGATCTACACGCTGGTACAGATTTCCATACGTCCCAGAACTGGCCGCAGCCACATATGTCTGGTAAGAACGAGGATTGACAGATACTGTGTGCGATCCGGCCATCGGGCGGTTGGTGAATGTATTGTCCGGGTGGCAAGAGTCATCGCCGGTGTACGGCGGAGAACACCGCACCGGGCGATGAGACGACTGGTCGACACCAATAATAAACTGCGAGTCGGCTCCTACCGCCAGCGGCATAACTCCAGATAGTCCACCCTGCTCAGTCCATCCTCCTTGGCCATTCCCCGAACTCTGGTAAATTGTATTGTTGGCACCCAGTGCATACGTGTTACCCGAACTTGCGGCCACAATTCCCTGACCTCCAGACGGCTGGTTGATAGCTACCCAAGACCCAGTCGTGCACGGCTTCGAACACCCCTGAGTTCCCACAAAGACAAACTGATCTGTCAGGTGAATCGTGGGGTTAGCTGGAGGAGTGCCAGGAATCTTCTGGGGTTCAGACCACGAGCCCGAGCCATCGATCCGCTGGATGGAGAAACTTAGTATATTTGTTGGTCCGCCCGGAGACGACTCTTGGGTGACGGTTGCCTTGTATCCCTGTGGAACGATCGTATTTGTATATGACGTCCAGTTCGCAGGTGAATAACTGCTCGTAGGTCCAGTGTAATACTTGCTCACACCATTAGAATTCACCAACTTCGTGTAAGGGGCCTCAAACGAAATGTATACAGGGTTTCCCTGATCGTCCGTCGAAACCTGCTGAATAGGAATACGACCCCCAATCAAAGGGCCGCTGAGGTATCCTGCCGATGTTGCCGTCTCAGGTGCCTTGGAGTTGTAGAGAATATACACATTCTGGTCGTCGACCGCAATATCGAGGGGCATTCCCGACATCTTGGGTGGTCCATCAACCGCCCGCCAGTTATGTCCGTCGCAGGGTTCCTTGCAAATATATACGCCTCCGTTCAGATTGAATCCCCATACGTAACCGGCCGACGAAGTCACAATCTTGTTAAGGCCGCCAGGAAGTGGTGTCCACGACACGACACTCGAAAGCTTTCCCTGAATGTAGCTCATAAGGCCCTGAGACTGTGTCTGAAAATCCTGAGCATACTCTGCCATCTTCTTGTTATATAGATCCACGATAATTTCATGTCTATTTGTAATGAACCCTTCTGATTCGTCTGACCTTTGGAATTCTACGACCTTGGACCCTGACTCAGTCGTCACTGAAAACAAGGATAGCGAGGCGTGGAATAAGGCGTTGCATGACCAGAACAGTGCCACCGATAACGCACTTGCACAGTACTACCAGATCCGCGACCGGTACAATGAGATGCTTTCGGAGGCCGTAAAGACCCAGGACCCAGCCCGGCGGGCGAAGCTTATTTCCACAATTACTGAAATGAATCAGCAGTTGTCGACAATTGTGTCATCTATCCAGCAGATGTATACTTCAGGACAGGCGACTCTTGGAAAGATGCCACCCATCAATTTTGCAGAGGACCTCAACAAGTTCAAGCGTGATCTTAGCATGCTCTTCACCGAAAAAGATGAAGTATCAAAGTTGAACACAGTATATTCCACCCTTTCGTCTGGTGGTGGATCTACTCAGACATACTACATCTATATTATTGCGATTCTCGGAATGCTTGTTCTTCTTCTCGTGATGTTCACGTTCACATCTCTGATGACGAGCGTTCAGAGTGCAGTCAGCTCTATTCCTCCCATCTCTATGCCAGAAATACCGTCTATAACCTCCGCCCCATCGGGCTTAACATCGGTGACGTAATATTCATTTCAAAGGGCTGACCCGGACGTAGTGCCGACGATGCGAACGGGTTCATCTGTGGGGACCAGAAGGCTACCAGGAACATAATAGGTATCAAAATAAGAACGATACCAAACCGGAGAATCATAGCATATCCGTTGGATATATCGAACGTTGGGAGTTTTGGAGAGTTCTCAGTATAGAGATCGTACCGATTTTTTGCTGCATCGTACTCGTCCGCAATCTTCTGGGCATTCGTGTGAAGTTCTGCAGCCTTGTCGTACTCTTCTCCCATTTCGTCGTTCCCAGTCTGATATGATTGGACAAACTTCTGCATATCATCCTTTTGCGATGCTACCTCTGTCTGACGAGCAGTCAGCATTTTATCGATGGCATCTTGGGCGTTCTTGTAGGCTACCTTGTACGCATCATTCCCTGTAGTTACAAATTGGACGTAGTTGGACTTGTACTCATCCATCATCTTTTCGAAGGTAGAACGGTCAGCCATCTTCTTATTATTATACAGTCGCCACACAAAATCGGTAATAAGGCGTCGCACCAGCGTCGGGAGACTTGCGTAGAACTTCAATAATATCACCCGGTCGCCCACCGATCCAACGTACTGGAGCATCCTGCGACCAGATATGGGGAGTGGGCATGTACTCCTTGTGCTTCATCGCGATCTGAGGGAGAAGGGGATCCTCGGACTTAATCTGAATATGGTCAGCAATCATCTTCTTCGCAATCGCGTCCAGTGAAATTCCGAATCGCGTCAGGAAATTCTTGACCTCCTCCGCATCCAGAATCCGGTGCTGTGGAACCGCACGGTGCGTCGTAACATCGAACGTGAGTTGGCCTGTGTGAAAGATCTGGAGAATGTGGCTCTGTGCCGCCACAGCTTCCAGAATCGTCTCCGAAGGCGGGATCTGGACAACTACGATCCCACGAGTGCCGCCGTGTTCCTGAGTTATGGAGACCAGACGCAGAACCTGGTCCTCGGTAATACGGGTGCGGTTGCTCATGAACACCAGCGTGTCGCCGTACTTGGTAACAGTAGCGGGGAAATCAGTGTCAATCGTTTCGGGAGCAGACGTATTGACCTTGCGTTGCTGGAGCATCATTTTCAGGATGTCTTCGGTGGTCGGCATGATTGTATTATTGTTTCCTGACGTGTTTAATTCTATCCGTTTTACAATAGAACGAGCCATGAAAAATGCTGGACTCTTAGCTCTTGCCATTGTGGGACTTATTGTGGTGGGAGTCCTGTTTGCGGGATCTCGTGAGAAGTTTGGAGTCCCAGAGTTTCTAGATCGGACGGCTCAGAAGATTCAGGTCCAAGGTGAATTATCATCGTACGACCAGAAGACAACGAATCTGCGTGCTTCTGATGCCCACCAGCCGCCGAAGGGGGATCGTCTGGGGGTGCGGGTGGGGCAGTGGGAGGGATATAATGCTCCATTCTAGACGGGTCCTTCCGACAGTCCTGAACCATATTCCAAAACTCCTTGAACTCTTCAATGTGGTCGGGTAACCACCTCGGATCTCGCGGAACATTCTCGATACGAATATTGCCCAGGTACCACCATACTACACGGTGCTCGTCGCCCTCGATCTTTGACTTCCAGACGTCTGGATCTTCCTCCTTTGGCTTGTAGGAGATCCTGCCGTCGTCATAGACCACCATGACCCCCTTGTACGGCGAGTCAGACGCATTCCACTCTGTACGTCCACACGTCTTGAACTGCATCTCCACGTAATCGCACTCGTCAATGTTACAGCACTCCATCTGCATCTGCATCTGGTGGTAGTACGAATCGGGGATCGGCGTCTCCTGCGTGAACTTCCGCGAGATGGGACACTTGAACTCTACCAGCTTCCCCCACCGAGGGTCCATCCTGTCCTTGGTCAGCACAATACCGTCAGGGGATGCACCCAGGAACTTGTGAACGGGGTGGACGACGCACGTAGTATCCACGATCTCCGCACCTCCCTGTATATCCCCGTAAATCTCCTTAGCCAGGGGCTCGAACTGCGTGCCCCACAGGCAGGCAGTTATGGGACCAGTCTCTCCACCCGCTTTGGGTCCGTCCAGCTTCCGTATCAGGAGTTCCTTCTTAGCTGAGGGCGAAGCTGTCTTGAACGCTTTGGTGATCTCGGACGCCGTCATCATTTCCGAACGGCGGAGGTGCCAGCTGTCCGACCGCTGGTCGGCGACGCCGTAGTCACGGAGGACGCGATGGATCGCCCGCCGGCGGGCCCACACTTTACCCAAGTCGGTAGCCAGAAGTCGATATACCTGTGTTTTATAATTCCGGTAGTCATATCCACGATCCCGGCATATCTTCTTGATTCGGTGGGTGAGGTGGGTACAGGCATCTAGAGGAAGTTCAAACACTTCCATTGTTATATCGTCCACACGCGATATGCGTAATCCGATTTACAGGAAAACCCTGCGGTTAAACAATGACGACCACAGCGGAAATCTCAACACAGGAAGATTGGGTCCTCCACCGCCTTGAATCATTCTACACTCCCGACCGCCTAACCCTGCTCCGCAATATCCTCGAGAACAAGACCAATATCTCCCTCCGGATCCTCGACTGGTTTGTGACCAATTACTCCAAGATGAATAATGTGTCCTACATTTCCAAGGCCGGGAAGCATGTGATTGTTTACCTGGCCTACAAGTCCCATCTAAAAGCCTACAGTAAGAAGATGTTCGACCCCTTCTGCCGTTGGACCCGTGTGAACTTCCATGGCGTCTCCACCACGGTGGGTCAGCTGAACTTCTTCGCCTGGGCTATCGAGGACGATGTTATCGACTACCTCTTTGAGCACCGCGACGATATCCATGCTGACATGGAGACACGGATGTCCACGACGGATAAGAAGACGACTGCGACCGAGCACACCCGCAAGAAGCGGCACGAGCTATCGCACTCAGCCACCAAGTCGCTGAAGAAACACGAGGTAAAAATTGTAGTATCCTTTCAATAGATGCGGATTTGGTATAAGGATCCCATCTACGTTGTCATACATGTGCTCTCAGGAGTCGTAGCCTTCTACGTTCCTGTGATCATACCCCTTCTCTTTCTCTACCATACCATTCAGTATATCCACGACGTCCGCTTCTTTGGATTCCAGGGGGAGATCAGGAAGGGGAACTCCTTCGAGCACACGCTGGTAAAACTCCTGGAGATCCTCGCGGGTTATTTGCTTATAAAACTTATCGTCAAACCATAATTGATCAGCATGCTGTCACAGAAAAGGACGGGTGTACTATACCCCGCAAACACCGATATCGCAAACTTTGATTTGGGGACTGATGTGGAAGAGTACACGTACGACGGACGCGAAGTGTTCCGGGGGAACCTCGATCCCGAATTCTCGGACGCAGAGTACCAAGTATACTGGCTTTACGATGAAAATCAGCGTGTAGGTCTTGCCGAACATACGGCCGACTCCCACAAATGCTACTGGTTCTACTCCAATGCGTTTGCCACCCTCCTTCAGGAGCCAGAGTGGGAGTCTCGAGACAGGAGCGTATGGTCCATGATGTCAGAGGCAGCGTACGAAGACTGTATGCGGTACGGCTGGACAACGATTGAAGATCTACAGAAGCGAACATCCCTCGCGATTCTTCGGCCGTCGGATCTTGTCAAGTACACTCAGCCCGACTCTCTGTGTATAGTGTGCAACACGAACGACAGGCTTCCCGGATGTACACATGAAAAAAGTACGCCGCGATTCGACGTCTTTTTTACATTATTTGTGGATGATGACGGTGTGCTCTACGCTCCTCCGTCCGATACTCAGGCCTTCGCACTGCCGACCTTGCGACGACCCGACGGGGCTGGGGCTGGGGCAGGAGTGGGAGCCGGAGCCGGAGCGGGAGCAGGGGCCGGAGCGGCAACCGTAGGCGTAGGAGCGGACTCCGACTCCTCCTCGATCTCCTCCTCCTCGTCCTCCTCGGCGAACGCGGCCTTGGCACCGCCCACGACTGGGACAGGGGCATCCTCGGCGTCGTCCATGTCATCCTTGAACATCTCGCGAGCCGTCTGACGCTTACGCTTGCTGACCTGGACATAGGTCGGCTTCCACGTCAGACCGAAGCCCTGGCCAATGACGTAGATGCTGCCTTGGGCAACCATCTTGGCCGAGCAGCCCTTCGGGAACGCCTCCTGCAGCGTCGTGGGCTGGAGAGGAATGTCGACGCCGTCCTCGCCAATGACCTCCATCGATACGCGGCCGTCGTAGACCGGCAGCTTGAAGCGGAGCGACGGCGGGTACTTGCCGTTCGGAACCCAGCCATCATTGGTCTTGTCGACTGATACCGACAGGAACTTGTTGAACGAGTCGCGGATCGACTCCTCGCCACGCTTCTTGCCGAACCACGCGGCTGAGTTCGCTACGGCCGCCTGGATGACAGCCTCCTGGAACTCACGCAGGAAGTTGTAGGCCTTGGACACATCGTCCGTGCCCGTCGCCGGCTCGCGACCGTACGAGTCGCAGCCCTGGAGCGAAGCCGACATCGTGTAAGACGTCGTCGTCGACCCATCCTTGTTCTCGTTCTCCTTCACGAGACAACCACCAGGAAACCCAAGCTGAGGGAAACGGAATTGAACATTCTGGCTGAGGTACTTGAACGAGATAGACTTACCACCCTGCTTATTCGGGCGAGGCTCGGAGAACTGGATATCGGACGCGGAGATCTTAGAGACGTTGACGACTGCGGGGGCTGCCATGGTGTATGTTGTGCTATTGGGTTTCCCTGATTTACCCCTGATCCGTTTTTACCGAATAGAATCGTATCGTATTGTATTTTCGTATCATCGGATTGTAAATACAATAAAGTATGAGCTGTCTCGCATGTAAAAATAAATCATCTATCGACAGATGTGAATCAAGAGCCATACGAAATCTCCCCTACTGCGGCAAGCACATGCGGTGTAAGAAGACGAACCAATGGATAGAGAAGAACCCTGGAGTCCTTTCCGGTATCCTGAAAATCCAGTCGCTTATCCGCGGAGTACTTGCTCGTATTCCTCTCCGCATTGCCGGGGTCGGAGTCCTGAAACGATCTCTGTGCCACAATGATGACGAAATTATTACAATGGACAACAAGACGGCTGTTCACCCTCACGATTACTTTTCAATTGAAGAAGGTGGAAAGGTGTACTGGTTCGACCAACGATCGATTATCCAGTGGTCGCAGAAGGAACTGGATATCAAGAACCCGTACACCCGCACAGTTCTATCCTGTCAAGATACGAAGCGTCTTCGCCTAGCCTGGAACTTCCGTCAGAAGAAAGGGATGCAGTTGTACCATGAAGGTCAACGCCCGCCGATGTCCACCGCTGATCGCCGAGATAATCGGTGGTTGCGTGTCACCCAGATCCTACGTGAGCACGGGTACGATGAGATTCACCACGAAAACTTTATATCCATGAACATTCCTCAGTTTGCGGTCTTTATAAACTCGCTAACGGAAGATACGAGGTGGCTGTACTTCGAGAGCCACGATCCTAACCTACACCGGTTTCATTCTCTCCTGAAAAATATTCGGAACGCAGCGTACACATACAGCTGCGAAATACAGCTGAGCTCGGACGTAGCCACCCTCATTTTGAGTATAATGTATGAAATCCGCGATCTCGAAGATTTCGTGTTCTTGGTATACGGAGCATACCACCGTGCCAACGAGTTCGAGAATTCACTGTAGCACCACCTGGCTTCCACTGCGAGACTTCAGGAGGGCTTGGACCGCTTCTAGATCGGCGGGATCAATCTTTAGAATCGTAGATAGAACCTCGTCGTCCTTCTTCCTTACAATTCCCGTGTCTTCGATCACCCCAGTAACAGATTCAACCTTGACGTCATCGTCCTCCTCCTTCTCTTCTACGATCGGTTCCGGAGTCATTGCCCTACGAACCGGGGGAGAGGGAGCGATATCAATCTTTCGGGAAGAAGCAGGGGGCTGGGGAGATGTTTCGGGCGTAACCTCGTCCGTATCAATATGCGGAACTGTTGCCGAAGGAGCAATACCAACAAGCTCCTGTAGTTCCTTAGGAACAACTTTATCCTTGATACTCTGGGGGACCATATCGCTTAGGCTCTTCACACTGTCTGGGATCTGTATGTTTATGTTTTTGAGTACGCTCTTGGGATCGTTGACCATCGCGGTCACCGATCCGAGTGGGTCACGCTTGAAACTATCAATTGTCGACTGGGGGATCATGCGACGACACCGTTGTAGCGAGCCAGCGGGTAGGTATCGTGCAGCCGCCAGGGCTACCGCAACGATGATGAGAGCGAGCGTGCTTCCTATGAGGGCATTGGTAGTTGTCATATTTGTAGCCTGGCCATCTACTACGATGATAGGAAGGGTGGCATTCTGAGTAGGACTGTACGTCGGGCTCGTGGTCGGATAGGCGGTAAACATGAACTGTGGGGTTGACGTCGCCGACATTGCTGTGCTTATATTATTCACCTGTTGAAAACTTTGGGGGGACGCACTCAAGCTACCCGACGAGCTCACGCTCACACTAAAGCTGGGTGATCCGGTTGTATCCGAGCTCCTAGATGTAGACGTTGTAACGCTGTGAGATACGGAAGGTGTTATGCTCTGAGACACTGTAGTTGTGGGGGATACGCTTGTGCTATGAGATACTGACGTTGTGGAAGATAGGCTTGTAGTCTGGGATACTGCCGTTGTCCCGGATATGCTCATGCTCTGCGATACTGCAGTTGTCCCGGATACGCTTGTGCTCTGCGATACTGCCGTTGTGGGGGATACGCTTGTGCTCTGAGATACTGCCGTTGTCCCGGATACGCTCGTGCTCTGAGATACCGCAGTTGTCCCGGATACGCTCGTGCTCTGGGTTACAGTAGTTGTAGGTGAACTACTAGAAATAGAAGATGTTGTTGCAGATATACTTGTGCTCGTGCTTTGACTCTGTGATACTGCAGTGCTTCCCGTCAAGCTAGAAGTCGAACTCCGTGATAAAGTGACTGTGATACTTGGGCTCGAGGATTCAGTGGCAGATATACTTGTGCTCATGATCTGGCTCTGCGTTGCTACAGTGCTTCCCGTCAAGCTAGAACTCGAACTCCGTGATAAAGTAACCGTAACAGATGGACTCGAGGATTCTGTGGCAGATACACTCGTGCTCTGAGATGCTATGGTTGTCACACTTGGACTCGAGGATTCTGTAGCAGATACACTCGTGCTCTGAGATGCCGCAGTTGTCACACTAGGACTCAACGATGTCGTTGCCGATATACTGAAACTAGAAGTCAGGGATGGAGACGTGGAGATTACAGACCCAGCCCCGGCCGCAACAAACGCAATGTTTGCTGACTGATACCAGAACGTAACCTCTGGGGGGTTTGTTTCCCCTACCGAATAGAACGACCCTGTTGGTTCGGTCATCAGCCCGTTCCAGAAGTACGGGGATAAACTGGGAACTCCTAGAACAAGGTCTATGATTCCTGGGGTGGCATTGTAGAAGGCTAGGGCATACTCCACATCTCCTCCCAGGACGTAGGAGGATATTGGGTCAAGATCTGTGAACGTCGCGACCTGTTGAGGATAGGTGGGGAAACTGCCTGGGGATGTGACCGAAAACGTTTTTGATGCCAAAATAAACCCTCCAGGTGTGCTTCCTCCCGCCACGTTCATGAGAGCAATTGTGAAAGTCGCCGTCCCCGCAGCCAGCGGCCAGTACTGCATTGAAATGCGGTTAATCCCCATATTCGGGTAAGGATACGGTGTCAGGACGTTCAGAGCCTGTACCGATGTATCAATGGAGTTGTGGCAGCATCCAGTCAGCCCCTGGAACCAGGGGAGATACGGCGTGACTGTTGGCGATACCGATGGCGATACTGGTGATGCTGTCCTGGACTGCGTCACAGATAGAGACGCAGCACGTGATGGAGATACGGTTACCGAAGGAGCCCTCGACGGACTCATGCTTGTGCTTTGCGTTCGTGAATCGGTGACGTCCGTTGATGGGGTTCGGGATATGCTCCGACTCGCACTGACCGACCGAGAATCTGTGGGATCTGTCGATCCGCTGGCCGTTACACTCCTGGATACAGAGGTAGACCCAGTCTCCGAAGCCGTCAAACTTGGCGACACCGGAGATTTTGTGAGAGATGGGGTTGGTGTTGGTGTTGGAATGATAGCAGTATACGACATGAAAAACACGGACCCCGAACCCAGGTTGATCATGTTGGCACCGATCTGGGATCCGCCAGAATTGTAGAAGGTTGCCTGGTAGATACCCGATTGTTCCGTGGTTCCCACTGCTGTTCCCGAAAAGTCCATGTAATACCATTTATTGGCGTTACCGCAAGAGGGTTGTCCGCAGGGGGAGTTGTACCATGAGTATCCTGCTGCCGCTACTTGGACAGCCAGATCACAACCAGACCCGCAACACTGGACGGCAGTAGAGGTAGAGAGACGAGGCGTAGCGGTACTTCCTTCCAGCTGGATAAACGCGGGAAGGGAGTTAGTACCGTAGATCGCAAATGCGATCTGCTTGACCTTGAGACCCGTAGCACCGGGTGGCAGGGATTGGCCGAGACCTACGTTCAGGGCACCCGAGTCTGAACCACAACCGAGACCGGATGCAGTGAACCCATTCCAGTCGTACCCCATGGTCTGTGAAGACACAAGGGACACCATCGCGAGAAGCAGGGTTCTCAACAACATCCTTGTTTAGAATGAAGATTAAACGCATTTGGAGATTTTTAAGATTTCAAGTCAAAAACAAAACTTTTAGCCAAAGGACTTTTTGAAATCCAGCCGGACTTTAGTTTTGTGCAAACGACCTCAAATTTGAAAAATTCAGAAATGGACCATACCCCCCCCCCCCCC